TAGAGAAAAATGTTAATAAACTAACGCAATATCTATTTGATGATTATAAACGTAGATGGGACAATCGTGATTACAATGTATCATATAAGAAGGGTAATAAGTATTGGAAAGTTATTACTGACAACAGTGTACATTGCTTTGTTGATAGAATAACAGGAGACGTATTTAAACCTGCTAGTTGGTCTAAACCTGCCCCTATTCCTAGGTTTAATTTGTTAATTAATGCCCAAGATTGCTTCAATAAATGTGATTGTCATGGGAGTTATTTGTATATTAGATGATAACAACTAAACAAGGATTAACGAAGAGTTTTCCACAATTAGCGGAAGGATTGTGGATAAGTAGTGTATATTTTAAATGGTTAATTAAATATAGGTTAGTGTTATTAATACCCCCATAAATAGCACCACAAAGTGTTATCTTAGAGCGTAACATAGCGAGGTTTTTTTGTCAACAACTGTCAAGAATTGCCACAATTTGCTTATAACCCTTGACATGACAATCGTCTTGCTATATAATAACAATGTAAGCACAATTACCAATGGGTAGGACATACAAACAAAATGACCTTTATAACACAAATAGAGCGAAAAGTTTGCATGAAAAGAGAAAACAATCAAAGACTAAGTATAGGAGGGAAAATGTAAACAATTCCACAGATTATGTGGAAAAGTATAAACAATCCCGCACTGATTACCATCCCCCCGCTAACAACAATTAACCCCTAATCATGTCTACTAAAGTAACAACAATTAGCACTAATCCCCCTGTTAATGTTAAAACATGGGAAACACGCAAAAAGTACTATTGGGCATACGATTATCCAGGTAATAGTAAGAACGGACCATTCAAATCTGAGAAGTTAGCATTACTTGATGCAACGCAATTTAGCAGCGATTCTTAACACATAGGGGACACACAGTTATTAACAATTAGTGGGGATAATCACCTCACTAATTAACATTTAGTGTATACATGTACATGCACTAATTAACAAGAACTGTATATTCACTAAATGTTATATAAGCAGTAAATAAGTTTTCGAGTTTGTGTAACCTACAAAAGTATAGGATCGAGAGCAATATATAAAAATTTTCCCATATAAAAAATTCCCCCATAGGTTTTTTCAGTGTCAGAGTTTAATCAAAATCCAGTAGAGATCGCCCTAGAGAAATTAGAGGAAGAATTCGCAGACCTCATTGGGATCCCTTGGTCTGGTAGGAGATATCCAGGTTGCTATAAGATAGTCCAGAAATATGCCCAGACACGTCTAGGAAGGTCACTGAAGGACTTCTCAGGATTATATACATCCTTCATGGATGATGCTGTGAGTGAAGAGGATGGGGTTTGGATAGACAGACCTACATGGGGAGTAGACTGGGATATGTCTATCTTACAGAAGTCAGACCTTCTACTGTTTAAGGTATATGACACAGAGATGGGAGACGTAGAGAAATTTAACAAGAGAGCACCCAATCATGGAGCAGTTTACCTAGGTGATGGATTCATGCTCCATCAGTTATGGCAAGAAGACTCATGTATTGTGAGGCTTGATGTACATTATCGCAAATGTTGTGTAGGTATAGTGAGGGAAAATGCTACATAAAGCAGATATACAAGTTAAATATGAAATGAAACGTTTCACACTAAGAATAGAAGAAGATGATTATGGTGAAAATTATATACACATACCTGATGATGTTATGAGAGAGTGTGGTTGGGATATAGGTACTATGCTAGAATATGAGGAAGAGACTGACGGATCAGTCATATTGCATAAGGTGGAAGAATGAGGTATAATCAAATATGTTTAACGCTACTTGTTATTATTAACTTAATCAATTTGATAAAAAATTAGCGTCTGAAAAAAATCGAAAAAATCGTCGTGGAAACTCCAAAGTTTAATAGTGATGAGGAATTCTTTGCTTGGACATTTGAAAAAATTAGCGAGGCAATCACAAACCTTACCAAAAGATTAGAGCAAGTAGAAGGGGGACTAATGAAAATACCTCCTCCTGGTGCTGATATGATAAAGTATAAACCTCCTGGTAGTCCAACCTACTTGAATATGAAGGAGTTGTTGGATACTATGTTTGCTACGCTAAATCATCTAGAGAACAGACTAAATAAGATAGAGGAAAAATTAAGTGACTAATGCCAGCCTATATTCAGGAAACTGGTAGGAGCTACCCCAATCCTATTAAGGGTGGCGGTTTCAATCAGAATTTTAAAAGACCTAGTAGTGGTAATTACAGGACTTCATCTGACTATCCAGGTGTAGGTACTAGTATGGCGTACGCTATTACCTTTGAGGATGGTGGTCCTGGTAGTCTCCCTATGGGAAAGGACGTAGTGCATTACATTGGTGATGAAGAGCCAACTAATGTAAATGCTAGTGGAAACGAAAGAGTAGGTATATACAGGTTTTATAGGGCAGCAAAGGATGATCACAAGTATAGTCGTGATCCTCAGTTAATGAAGAGAGACTTCGGTTGCGAAAACGAGAGTTGGAAACGTGCTGCTTCTGGGTATAACCCTGAACCTAGGAGTGGTAAACCTGTCTTCTATATTATGATTGCACAGGTAACTAATAGTATACCCCTTAAAGCATATTATTCTCATTGGCCCGATGATACACAGTTGTGTGCTGGTACAAACGTCCCTACTGGATTAAATGGGGTAGGTTGTGGTAGAAACTTATATAAGGAAGTAGACACTCTAGGGTATGTCTTTGCTACAGAGGCAGAAGCAGCTGCATACTGCTCTGCTGGTGAGGTTCCAGCACCCATCTATGAGTATTTGCATCCAGACCCTGATCATTTCTATACTATAGACCCTGCTAGAGAAGTAAACTTAGCAGACAATAGTCCTATTCCACCAGCAGAGGCATTAGGAAAGCAATACTCTTACTTGGGTATTATAGGGTGGGCATTTAAGACACGTGCATTAGATAGTCCAACTGATACCATCCTTGATATTGGTAAGATTGGACCTACTGGACAGTCTATTAACAAGAGTGGTTGGTATGACTACACTGATGATGATCAATTCTCCTATGGTGAAGCTGGATTTGGGTCAGGTGGATGGTCTGAATTCATGTATAGGCAGATGCGTGACTCTGCTGGTAATAGTGTAGAAGGTCCACCTAATGTTAATGGTTGGGGATGGCCCGATAATGTAGACATATTAGATAACGAAGCACTATTCGAGTGGTCATATGGTCTGAGTGGTGCTGTAAAGGGTGCTGTACCTCGTTTCCTTGGATTCGAGGACATGTATGACTCTCAGTTTGTATTCTATCTGTATGATACGACTTATCCTTGGAATGGTCCTATATTCTCCTCACAGTATATCATTAGTAATGCGAAGTGTTGTCCTAATACTACTGACCCAGAGGGTTGTCCACAGTGTCAACCAGTATGGACGTACCATTCTCACTTCTATGAGATTAATTCAGATGTGTGGAATACTACTAAGACTAAACTATCCATCCATGATGCTAGTAGTGCTGGTGTAAATGAATCATTCTGGACTGTAGATACGGATACTCCTATTATATTCTTCCGTTACTTAACACGAACTGGTGACTATGGTCCAGGTGAGAAGATTAATGGTTGGGATATAGTGTCTGTTTATTACTTTGGTGATGAGCTTAAGTGCGGAATAATGGAATTAACGTGGGATAGTCCTGCAAATAGCACTGCAAATACCTTTTCTTATCAACAAAACTTCACTTCTTCCGACGGTGGTCAGGTAGAAGTGCTTGCTGGGTATGGAATACCTAATAAATCCGCATTCTGCGGGACTTATGAATTCCCTAAGAAGATATCTTACTGGAAAGTAGAGATAGATCCTAAAGCACTCATACCACGACGCACTATGGATGAGGCAAAATTAGAGGCAGTAGTGGGTGATGACGGAGAAATTAAGGCAGTTGTTATTATCAATGGCGGTAGAGGGTACGTAAATCCGACTATACAGGTGATGGATCCGCAAGGACTGGATGACTTCTCCCCTAATGATAGTGCAGACTTCATGGCAGATAAGTTAGGAATGGATCCTGATGCGGAGAAAGCAATAGCAGACCCTGATAAGGAAGACCAGTCTATGTCTACACAGGACATGAAGTCACATACAAGGGTGTGGCAGTCCTCTACAGAGGCAGTAGATGCAGAGGATAAGAATAAGGATGTATACAGACTGAAGAGAGCAGAGGTGGAGATATCACAGTTAGATGATGAGGGTATTATCAGAGCAGTGCGTGTCGTAGATCCTGGTGCGGGTTACAGTCAGGCAAATACTGTATTAGTGCATGTAGTAGATCCTGAGATAATAGAGTATGAGGGTGTGCGTGATAAGGACGGTAACTTCCAAGCTGGTGGTAAGGAGATGGAGGAAGCCGCAGAGAATATGGATAAGGCATGGGATCATACCTTTGAGAAGAGGGATGTAGTGTATGGTGTGAGGGATGAGGCAACTATGGATGATTACTCCATGCAACCTCTATCCTCCAATATGGATCCTATGACTAGGGATATAGTTAAGGAGTCTATGAGTCACTCATCTGATATGCCAAGTAACAATGCTACTCAGGTTTCTGTAACAGTCCCAGATAGTTACATCAGAGCAGCGGGTGATGGTATAGATGATGACATAACTAAACTTTGCTTCAATCTACCAGCAGAGTGTGTTGAGGTTAATGGTACTGCCAATATGAAGGCAGGTATGCCAGATGCAAAGAATTTAGAATACGTTACTGCTAATGACTCTGGTGTGACTGAATTCCAAGATGGTGCACTAGGGTACGCATTACAGGGTGTGGATCAGGCAGATACCTTTGGTGCCAACATGTCTCACTTATATGGTCCTTTTGGACAGAAGCAGTGTATAGAGGTTGCACAACCAAAACTGTATAATATTACTAGATGGTTTGATATGCCTTGTGCATACTTGGATACTAATGAGGATGGGGAGCGTAAAGCATTCGGATGGTTACCCTATAAGTATTGTGCTTCTAAGGAAAAGGAAGCAACATTCCGTGTGTCTATGGAGATAGAGGGATATGTTGGTGGTAGTCAGGGACCAGCATTTATGGACTTCCTTAAGAATATGCCAGTGCCTTTCTTACAAGCGAAGAGACCCATAACTACTAATGCTGGAGAGAAAACATGGAAGTGTAAGAGAAGTAGTATAGATGGTAGATGTTACAGAGATCCTCAAGATCCTGGTAACATGGTCTTTGTTCCTGTGGGGTTAGATGAAAACACTTACGACTACAATAGATCTAACTATACAGAGCTGGAACAATTGCAGATGTGGGCAGGTAGTAATATCAGTAGTAATGCAGCAGTGCAGACATGGTTAGGTCATCCTACTGCTGGTGACCCAGCTGGTACACCGCACTCTGTAGATTATACTGCTATAACCGTGGCAAGTTGTACCAATGGTGTACCACCCAATGAGTGTTGGGATACATACGTGCGGAATGTTAATGCATCAGATGGACCTCTCACTGTGTATAGTGGTTATGATGCTAATGGTAATGGACAATCAGGATCAACATTCTGTGGTACTAGTGAATTGTATGATTCCTGTGCTGCATTAGATAAATGTATGGATGCTTCTATTGCTATTAACCCACAGAGAATAACTGGTTCTGGTGCAAATGCCAGAATGAATATGGGATCTTATAATGGTATTATGGCAGTTAGGAATTATCTGTCTGGTGGTGTGATAGCACTAGGAAGAGCATTGAGGAATTATGGTAACCCATACTTTGATGAATGTAGTGAAGATAATGCATGGACTGACGGTGAAACACTTAATGATATAATTTTCCCTAAGAGGTTATAATGGCATTTGGAGCACTATTACCAGTATCATCTCTAAACGGACTACCTTGTAGTGGTCATGGATTGTGCATACCATCCACTATCCACTCTGTACAAGCGTGTGGCACCCCTCCAATCCCCTACAGCATAACCATTAAGGAATATACGTGTTGGTGGCCCCCTCAACCCCTAATTCCTATATTCCCTGTTACTCCCTATAGGGCAACTGTGCTAGTAAATCGTATTCCTATCATGTTACATGGGGATACCTTCACTCCACATATAGCGGTATGTACTAATATTGTTGTTTATATGTGTCCTTGTGGTAAAGCAATGTGTCCAACCCCTACTCCTATCCCTTGTAGCACCCTTACAATCGAAGATGGAGGTGGTGTAGGACATACTAGGATTCTTATGGCAACAACTTTAACAGTATTTGCTTTGAAATTACCAATTGCTCGTATCCTAGACCCTTTAGGTGTTGGTTTTTCAGGATTTAGTTACCCTTGTTCATCTGTGGTTGCCTGGGGGCATGCAACTGTGCTATCATCATAGTAGTTTAGCTAATAAAAATGGCATTATATACCTCAGACGGTGGTTATCAGTCTCCTCCAGCAAAGAAATCAAGGCAAGGAAACTCAAAAAACACTAAATTGAGTGCTACTTCACGTAACGGAGCAAGGAAGAAGTATAGGGGTCAAGGAAAATAGTCGGGAAACCCTATAAATAAAAGATATAACGCTAAATATCTTGAAAAGGTAGACAAGAATGCCTGCTTATAGGTTCAGATCTGAGAAATATGTCAGTAGAGGGTTTAAAGACCTAGCAATTTCGTTTAATGCTAACCCTTCTACTGGAGATTTTGGTGTGGTTAAGAATGAGAATGCTATAAAGCAATCTGTTCGTAACCTCATTTTAACTATGTTCGGTGAAAGACCCTTTCAACCTTCGATTGGGTCAAGAGTTAAGATGCTTTTGTTTGAACCATGGGATCCATTCGCAGTTGATACCATAAAAAGTGAGATATTCAACGTCATTAAACGACTAGAACCACGTGTTAGATGCACTGGAGTCGGACTTCGTGATGAATCTGATATAAATTCAGTCCATATTTCGATAGATTACACTATTGTTGGTCAACAAGAAGTACAAAATATCGATTTTCTACTAGAAAAGGCATAAAATGGCAGCCATTCCATCGCAATTAACGTCGCTAGACTTCTTTGAGATCAAAGAATCCATCAGATCGTACCTCAGAACTAGAAAAGAGTTTACTGATTACGATTTTGAGGGTAGTTCTGCATCTTATTTGATCGACATACTTGCTTATAACACGTATTACACAGCATTTAACGCTAACATGGCGTTAAACGAAGCATTTTTAGAGACTGCAACGGTTAGAGATAACATTGTAAGACTCGCAAAGCAGTTAAATTATACTCCAAGGTCAATTAAAGCACCTAGGGCATGTGTGAAACTCCTTGCACAGACTAGTGTTGGACTAAGTGGGACTAGTTATCCCGAATTTGCCACTCTAAGGAAGGGTGATGTCTTTGTTGCAGACAATGATTTCGATTCTTATACCTTTGCATTGACTCAAGACATCCAAGTGCCTGTAGATAGTGGCACAGGATTAGCAACTTTTGATAATGTACTAGTATATCAAGGTAATTTACTCACTTATAACTACACAGTTGACTATACAAAGCGTCAGGACTTCATTATTCCTGATGAAAAGGTTGATACAGGTCTTTTGACAGTGGATATTTCTCCAACTGAGCAATCTTCAGAGACAGATACCTATAGTCCTGCTACAAATGTCACAAATGCTGATGGAACTTCCAGAATTTACTATTTGGAAGAGACTGATGACATGAGATACCGTCTTGTTTTCGGAGATGGGTCAATTGGACGTAAATTAATCGATGGAGAATACATTACTATCTCATATGTCTCTACAGATGGGGTTGAAGCTAACGGTGCGAGGGGTTTTAACTTCATTGGTAACGTAGTTGACAGTGATTTACGTGTTGTAAGTCCAAATGCCATTAGTTTGACCACTAAAGACGCTGCTCAAGACGGTGAAGATCGTGAAACATCACTTTCAGTCAAGTTTAGAGCACCTAGAGCGTATGCAACCCAAAATAGGGCAGTTACAGAGAATGATTTTGAGCATATTGTCTCTGAAATCTACCCTCAAGCAGCATCAGTGACTGCATTTGGTGGTGAGAAGTTAAATCCACCGATTTATGGAAAAGTTTACGTTGCAATTAGACCAAAAACAGGAACTAAGCTCAATGCGACTACAAAACAGAAGATTAAGAAGGATTTACTGAAGTATTCCATCGCTTCTATTGAGCCAGTCATCATTGACCCAACTATTTTCTATGTTTTACCGAAATCTTACGTTTATTACAATGGAAATGACACTGCTTTGACTGGTGCACAACTTGGAACTAAGATTTTACAAGGAATTGACGCATTTAACAAAAATGGTGCCACAAACAGGTTTGGAAACCGTATAGACGGATCTAAATTCGGTGCAATGATTGATAATGCTGATAATGCCATTTCTGGTAACGTAACTCAAATGACTTTGGGTCAAAATCTTGATAAATTTGCTTTTGGGCAAGTTTTCACACAATGTTTAGATTTTGGTAACCCACTTTATGATCCATCAGGTTATTCTGGCACTCCAGACGATGATGACAACGGAACTGGTGGAAAATGTAAACCATCCTTCTCTGTAGTCAAATCTGGGACATTTTATGCCACTGGATATACAGAAGATCTTGTAAATCTTACTTTAAGTGATGGATCTACGTCTGCACAGGTTTCAACACCTGGAATTAGCACAAGTACTACCAATCAAGTCTTGGTGCCTGTAAATATAAGAGATGATGGTCGTGGGAACCTAATTCTCGTTACTGTAAGGGATGAAACTGAATTAACTCTTAATCCTTCAGTAGGAAGTGTCAATTATGGCACTGGTCAAGTCTGTGTTGGTCCCGTAGCGATACAAGGAACCCCAGATGGCACTACAAGGTTACCTATTCAGGTTTTACCTGCTGGTGGATCAATTTCAGTACCACCTGGCGTAGATCCTACAATCTTTAACCCACAAGTCAATCCAATTGACTACACAATCAACGATGTGTCAATCCCTACCTTCGATCCGAATAACTTTAATGGTTATAATTACGGTGACACAAGTGGGATAAATATTATCGATTATCCAAGTGATACTTTCGAGTATCCAGTCAGCGAATCCTGTTTCTAAGATAGATGCCGATTACAAAGAATATCAACGTCTCTGATAGGGTCGAAAATCAGTTACCTGAGTTTATTCGTCACGAAGATAGACAAATAGTCAACTTCCTGTTTGAATATTATAAATCTCAGGAGAAAACAGGTAGACCTTACGATATCCTCAATAACTTATTGAGATATCTAGATTTAGATAACTATACTTCCGAGCAATTAGATTCTGCAACTAGTTTGCTTAAGGATATCGGTCTGTACGATTCTAAGATTGAAATTGAAGGAATAGATGGATTCCAGGAGCAAGATGGCTCCATAATGATTGATAATGAAGTAATTTACTACGAAAAGGTCACTCGTGGTCCTGATGTTATCATTACTCCAGGTATTTCGTATCCACAGTTTAATAAGAAGAAGCAACAACTAGAAAACCCCTTTACACTGTTTGATGGAGTCCAAAATGTCTTTCCATTAAGTTTTTTAGGTACTCCTGTTGCTCCTCCTTCAGCAGAGCACTTAATTGTGACTGCTTACAACACAATGATGATCCCTAACGTAGATTACTACGTTGAAGGTCTTAATATACGTTTTCAAGAGCCTCCAAGAGATCAAATTGGATCTGATGACTCAGAATTCACTTCATTGACTTATTTGGTCGGATATTCGGATCAACCGATCAAAACTTGCGATTCTATTCCTTATACAGAGTGGCAGGGCACAAAATTCTATCCATTAAGGATTAATCAACAATCTTACACTCCAACTTCCGAAATTGGACTTGTAATTAATAAAAATGGACGTTTACAAGAACCTTACACCGATTTTACCGTTTTTGAAGATAAAGTTGTTTTCAAAAATGAAATTGGAGCTGCTGATGCTATTCATATTAGGTCTGTCGAATATACTCCTCCTTCTTACGGTTCAGGAGCCTCAGCAATTGCTAAGGTTGCTGATAATGGCACAATAGAGAGTTTGATCCCCAAAACTGGTGGATCTAAGTATAGAATTGATTTTGCACCTAGAGTTACTATCACAAGTACAACAGGAGCAAATGCAACTGCCAAATCACTAATTGGTGGTATTAAAGACATTAATTTGATTGATGGTGGTCAAGGATACTCTTCATACAACCCACCAATCCCTGTAGTTGCTGCACCGTCTAATGCTAACGGTACACCTGCTCAATTGAGTCTAACAGTTAATGATGAGACTGGAATGGTCGATTCTTTAACTATTACTAACAGTGGTAGTGGATATGACTTCATTCCTGCTATATCCTTCAAGAATCCAGGTGGAGCAACCATTTCACCTCCTACTATTGATGGTGAGGGTAGAATCAACATAGGAACCATTACCGTTGATACAATGGGTAGTGGTTATAGTAATGCACCTGTAGTTTACATTGATCCTGCTCCTATAGGTGGAATCAATGCTGCTGCTATATCAAAAATCAACCAGGATGGTCAAGTATACGAAATCCAGATTACCAACCGTGGTAGAGGGTATACAGCGTCTCCTAGAGTCCAAATCGTTAACCCTATCGGTGCACAAGTATTAGACGTTACTGTAGCATCTGGATCAGTAACAAATATCGAAATGTTGACTGGTGGTATGGGTTATACCGATGCACCTTCAGTTTATATTGTAGATGACAGAAAAGACGGATATGGAGAACCAATAGGTGGTACTGGTGCTTTAGCAGAAGCAACCATCTTTAACGGTGAAATTACAGACATTAATATTACTAATTTTGGATCTGGTTACTCTACAGAGTTTCCACCCAAGATTTACATTGCTGAACCAAAAGCAGCAAGGTCATCTGTAGATGTTGGATTTGATCAGGTTACAGGATTTGATATACTGGAAGATGGATCGGGATATGCTTCTAGTGCCTTCCTAGGGTGCTCCAGAGGCGTTTCTGGACCTGTAGGGTATGATAACCTCCATAATGAGATATATGCTGGAGAAGCAGCTTTAAGACAGTCAAATCATGCTGCTGGTGCTGCTGTTACTAACCTTGACTCTTTATTCATTAAAGAAGTCTTTGATAAGTTTAGAAGACAGTATCTTCCAACCTTAGACATCGATTTTGGTAAAGTTAACCCAGTTCAGGTTATCAAAAACATTACTGACTTCTATATCTCAAAAGGTACGAAGTTAGCAACTCAATATCTCTTTAAAATCCTATTTGGAGAAGATGTTGATCTTTACTATCCTAAAGATGAGATTATAAGTCCATCTCATGCAACTTGGGTTGTAGACACTATTCTTAGAGCAGAATTACTAGAAGGTGACGCTGCAAACCTAATAGACTCTGAAGTTAACCAATATGCCGATGAAGTTGATGGTAGTGTTACTGCTGCATCAGCATTGATTGAAAACGTCATTACTATCATTGAAGGTACTGACACAATCTATGAATTAGCAATATCTGAAGAAACCTTAGAAGGTAACTTCATTATTCCTTATAAGACTCGTCTAGTTGAGCCTTTAACCACTACTGGGCAGATAATCACGGTTGACAGCACAATTGGATGGCCCGAGCGTAATGGTACTATTAGAATCAATGATGTAGAGCAAGTCCAGTATAAAGAGAAGTCCCTTAACCAGTTCATAGAGTGTACACGTAGTAAGAATGGAATAGTCGAAGATTGGGATCCTGGTACTATAATTCAGTCCGATATCTTCGTTTATGTCAACAGAGGCACTGCAACGGAATGTAAGTTAAGGATTCTTGGTATTGCTGAAGCAGGTACCACAGTACTAAACGATACTGGTAGTTACTACCTTGGTGGAGATAAACTGAAGGTTGCAAACCTTGGATCGACTGCTGAGGAGTTAAGACTCCAATCTTGGTTATATAACGTTAAGAAACTGATTCAGGTCACCAGTATCACTCCTGGTGGTGTTAATAACCAGACTGCTACTGTAGTTTGCGGTAACCCTCATGGTTTGCTAGTTTCTGACCAAGTTACGATATATGGTGCAAACCCAGTTGTTTACAACGGTACATTCACTGTAACATCGAGAATTGACCAATTTACCTTCTCATATCAGATAAACACTCCTACTGAGATTTTACCTCAAGGAAACATCCTTTTATCGGTTGATTTGAATAGAGGTAAGTCAGATATCGCTTCTATCAATTCTGTTGTATCTGAGTTTACTACAAACATCCAAAACTCGTTTTTCAACGATAATTACGTTTATGTCGCTGCATCTGGACTTCCTAACTACAAAATAGGTCCATTTACAGGATCTGCTCTAATTCCAGGAAACCAAAGAAAATTACTTAGATTTCCAAGATTAGTCCAAACTATTTCCGAAAGAAAGACAATTGACCCAGGAACACCAATTGGTGCTTGGGTAAACGGTGTTTCTATCTGGTCTTACAAATCTAGAGAATTTATCCAATTTGGACCTCTTACTAGCATCGCAGTTACCAATGTTGGTGAATCATACGATGCTGGTGCTAAACCCAACGTAGAGATCACTGGGGGAGGTGGATCAGGTGCTACTGCTGAAGTTATCGTTAATGGTAGTCTAGTATCCTTTGATATGGTTACTGAAGGTACTGGTTACACAGAATCACCTCTTGTATCGATTGTTGGAGGTGGTGGATCAGGTGCTACTGCACAAGCAGTTATTACTGGTGGTAGAGTAACAAGAATCTTAGTTGAGCAACCAGGAATCAATTATACTACACAACCCTTAGTTTCTATCACAGGTGGCGGTGGTACTGGTGCTACTGCTACTGCAAACGTCCGTGGTCCTATTTCTAGTGTAAGCATCACTAACTTTGGTAGTGGATATACTTCACTTCCTGCTGTTAAAGTTAACTCTGGTGAAGGTGCTTTAGCACAACCAATCGTTATTAATGGTAGAATCGTATCTATCGCTATTATTAACTCTGGTGAATCCTATACAACTGCTCCTAACATCATTATTAATGGTGATGGATTTGGTGCTATTGCTAAAGCAACTATCGGTACAATTGGAGAAGATAAAGGTCGTGTTTTAGGTGTAACTATTACCAACAAGGGTATTGGGTATACACAAGGTTTAACAACCGTTAGACTCGAAGCAGTGGGTCAATTAGCGTCATTCTCACCTACAGTTTATCAGTGGAATAAAAACCTTCAGTATGAATTAGTAGACAATTATGACTTTGCAAGAGGTTATGTATTTACTGGATATAACAACCAGTTTGGTGGTGAATATGCTCACCTATCAGATCCTAAAGAATTAAGATATGTTGTTGGTGATAACGTATTCCTAAACCCTGTTACTCAGCAATTCCAAGAAGTTGCTGCTAACTTTGAGCACTCACCTATTATTGGTTGGGCATTTGATGGTAACCCAATATATGGTCCTTATGGATACATTGATCCTACTGATCAGAATAGTGGTATTAGAAGGATGCGTACTTCCTTCAAATTGAAGTCTAATGTTGTATTTGATGCTGCTACTAATCCTAACCCTTCTAGAATAGATGGTCCTCCTATTGCCACATATGCTGCTGGAACATTTATTGATGACTATTACTATGACTTCCAGTCTGGTGACCTAGACAACTATAATGGTCGTTTCTGTAAGACACCTGATTTCCCAGATGGAGTCTATGCTTACTTTGTAACTATCGATGCTAGTGATGCAGGTCTTGCTGAATTCCCATACATCCTTGGACCTCAGTTTAACTCATTACCAGATAACTGGAACTTCTCTCAAGCTGCAACACAAGAGAATATTCCTAATGGAGTTGTCCGTTATAGAGATCCATACACTGATGTTGATATTGATGTTGATCGTCAACCAAACCAAGAGGCAGATGTCCTTACTACTGAGAAAGAAGGATATCCTATCATCTTTGAAATACAAGACTCTAACAATGATGGTTTGATTGATGCTAATGAGCAACAAGAGATTCTAGAGATGTCCGAAGAGGCAACTCTACAGATATATGATTATTTCCCAAGAGTATCAGCAGAGTCTAGAGTTGATATCGAAGTTGAGACAACTACTCAATTTGAGAATGCTCAGATTGATGGATTCGTTGTTGAAAACCCAGGTGTTTCTTATCAGGTAAATGACACTGTATTCTTCGATAATGAAGGTACTAGTGGATTTGGTGCATCTGCTATTATTGATTCTGTTAAGGGTCAAAGGATCACTGCTTATCAGAAAGAGATTATTGGTGACCGTCCATACGGTAAGATTGTAACTGAAGAAGGACATGAGTTACGTCAACAAGATGAAATCATTGTAAATTCACGTCCTGTAATTGATAACACTAATAAGACCTATAGAGTTAAGGTTGTTGCTGGTGTTGAAAGAATTAACGTAACTCAAGGTGGTACTGGATATAACAACGATATTCCACCTACATTTGAATTGATTACTGCATCTGGTAAAGATGCTGAGTTATCTCTAGTCCTAGAAGGTACTGGTCAGATTAACACTGTTAATATCATTAACTCTGGTAATGGATACGATGCTGACAATCCTCCTCAAATTAGGGTATCTCATCCTCAGCAATACAAGAAGACTCGTTACTGGATCACTGAGTATAAGGAAGCAACAGGTCAAGTTACTATACATCATACATTAACTACTTCTGAAAGATACACTTATATTTGTGGTAGTGTCCTTGAGACAGATGGTGATCAAGCAGCATTTCTTGCCAAGTTTGACGACCTAGGCCAAAAGGTTTGGGAGAGAAACTTACTACCTACTAATGGAGGTGTTAAGAAGGCAGAATTCGTCAAGATGTATATTGATGAATCTGAAGAGGATGATCTAATTTATGTTGTTGGTCAGACATATGATCCTAATAATTCACAATATAACCCTGATGTTTGGTTAGGTGTTTATAAGTCTGGATTTAACAATGCTAATGCTCCTGATGGTATTCTACAGTGGCAGAAGGCAATTGCAGGTATCTCAGGTCTTTCTAGAAGGGACTGGGTAACAAGTATTGCACTTGATCAAGAGAAGAGAATTTACATTGCAGGTTATACAGATAGTAACTCTATTGATCCTAACGATATGTGGATCATTCAGTGTGATCTAGATGGTGACCTTGTAGAGAAGAGAAAGATTGCATCTGCAAATGATTCTGAGATGATCAATCAGATACAATGGATATCTAATGATAGATTCTTCTTTGTTGGTGTTAATGACCAAAATGATGACTGTATCTTCGGTGTATTCTGGTTTGATGGTGCAAACCTTGAGATTGAGTATATTAGACAAGTACCTACAGTTGGTGGATATGTAAGAAACCCAGAATTCATAATTGATAATTATGATGATGTAGTTTGTATCTGGGATGTATATAATGGTGCTACTCAGAAGTTTGAGAAGATTCAAGTTAATAAATTCCCATTAGCAACTGCTAATAGTCAATGGACTTGGAGTAAGACAGTTAACATTTCTGGTACTGTTGAGAATATTCAGCATGCAGGTATTACTGTAGATGTATTTGGTAACTATACAATAGTAGCTGATGTCCAAGAATCAGAGAATCAGAGATTCGCTGTTATTCATTATCTTAAGTATGATGGCACAGTTATTAAAGAGACTAAGGTTGATGATACCAGTAGGATTGGTTTCCAAGCTAAGTCACATTCAGTAGATAGTTCTGGTGACTGTATTATTGCAGTAGATCGTAGACAATCTGATCAATTAGCATCATATCGTTTCAATAATGATGCTGATCTTGATGAAGATACTACAAAGCAACAATTAGTAACTCCAGCATTACATACTCCTTCTAATGCTTCTATTGACACTTCAATACAGAAGTTTGGTAATGGATCACTTAAGTTAAGTGGAGTATGTCCTGTTAAATTCCCTGCTTATAATTTAACCACTAAAGAGTGGAGTGCAAGAGCATGGATGTCAATTGCTACTGCTCATCATGCAGGTAACAACAAACCACTATTATTTGATGTAACTCCTATTGCAGGTGATTCTATTCAAGTTGAATTGGATGGAGATACTACTAGTGGTAACTATGAGAAAATTGTAATTTATGTAAACTCAGTAGAGGTTGCAACTTCTGCTACTGCTACTCATTGGACTACATTTGCTGGTGCTGCATGGGTGCATGTAACATTCCAGAAGAGAGAAGAATCTCTTGGATTATATCAGTATGAAGTATTCTTGAATGGTAACCTTGTATGTAATTTCCAATCTACATCTGATATCAGTATTGCAGATCTTACTGTTGCTGGTAAGTATAGTGGACCTGTTGTAGCAAATTCAATGATTGGTTGGATTGATGATCTAGTCATTGATGATGTTGCTCCATATAACGGAACATATCTTGTCCCAACTGCTGAGATTCCTATTACAACATCTATCTCAGATTGTGCTTTAATTAAGTTTGATAGATTACATGATAAGAGAGCAGCATATACTCTTAGTGGTCTAACAGAATATACTAATATTGAATTCTCTGATATTGAGACTCCTACTATTTGGACTGACGTATCTGGTGCTGCATTAAGCAACTGGACAGTTGGTGCTGGTGGTCTACAGATATTGGATATGTCTCAGGTTATTTCTACATTGAATCCTGCCACATATACATTCAGTAATGCTCTTACAGAATATGCTACTAAGACTTCTACTATTCCATCACCTTTAGGTAAGAGACTTGAGATTACTGCTGATGTCATCAGTAAGTTCTACATGCGTGATGCATTATATCAGAAGATTGATAATGTCCTTGAATTTGAATTTAATCAGGATGTTAAGTTAACTAAGAATTCTATACTTCAACAGTATACTAATACTGCTTCAGGTCAAGTTGTTAGTGCATATGGTACTATCGTAGATATTCCTAATGCTAATTCTCTAACCGACCCTGGAATGGGCAAGAAGTATCAGGTTGGTAAAATATATGGTACATTTAATGATACTGATCTCTTTAAAACTGATGTTGGAGATGTAAACCAGATTGCTGGAACATACTTTAATGTTGAAGAACCTGAAATACCTTGGGCTGCAGCTACAGCTGTAACGACTGGTGAAAGAAGGTATTATGATAAGAAGATTTATCAATCACAAGGCACAGGTAATACTGGTACCATTCCTCCAGTCCATACTGGTGGTGTCCAAAGTGATGGCGTAATCAACTGGGCATTTATAGATGATGCAGGTAAGTTTACTGTTGATCTAACTCAGCATCCATATCCAATGCCTCAGTATCTTGACTCTGATATGCCAGAGTGGGATTCAGGTATTCTATATGTTGTAGGACAAAAAGTATGGCATAAATTGAATGTATATGTTGTAGGTGCAGGTGGTGCTGGTGTATCAGGTACAACTCCTCCAACACATACTTCTTCTACCGCATCTGATGGTGGTGTTACATGGACATGGGAGTCTACTTCAGAACCAATCAGTGCTTATGCTAGGTCTCTTCCATATGACCTAGGTAACAACTATACAGTACAGATTGTAGAGATCCAACCTGGTTCACTATACATTCCAGAAGATGTTATTTCTATTAATGCTGGTAATATAACTGAGGCAGAAGATCAGAAGAGTGTAGTTATTTCTGGATTTGCTTCTGTTAAGAAGATTCGTGTTACTGCACGTCTTGAGAAGGATATTATTAGGAGTAATAGTATAAGGACAAATCTAGTATATTGCACATCAAATGATGCTCATGGATTTGATGCTGGAAATATTATATTCTCTGAAGGATTCCAAGGTGATCAATTCAATGGATCATTCTTTATAGATCAAGTAATTGGATCTAGAGAATTTACATATGGTATTAGAGCAGTTGCTGTTAGTGACCCTGCATTTAATTCAAATGCTATTAATAATGTTAACATCTATGCGAAGCACCCAACTCTAGAATTTACTAGAAGTCATCAATATGTCTTTGATGTATCTGATACATCTAACTTCGGTTACTACTTGTCATTCTCACAAGATAACCAGTACAAACTAGAATACTCATTCAACAATATTACAAGATCTGGCACACCAGGTATTCCTCTTGGTGGTGATAATTATCCATTCGTTAAGTTCTCTGTATTGGGTGATGTAACTAATATCTCTTACTACTTCGATCCATCAAGGACTGGTGACGATTCTCCAGTTGGATCTAATTCATTCATAGATGTTATCACAACTCCATTCCAAGGTACCTTTACTGTTGCTGAAGTACTAAGTGATACTGAATTTAGATTCCAGTTAGATAAGGAGCCCGAACGATTGAATGCAGAGGTGGGAACTGACCCATTCGATAATGTTTACTCATATTATTCAACTACTTCTGTAAGAGCAGTTGGACCGATCAATACTATTAAACTAGTATCTGCTGGTGGTTTCTATCAGAAGTTACCTATTATTAGTGACATTGCATCCTTCAGACAAGTTGAGAAGGTTGTTGTTAATGATGGAGGTACAGAATATGCTGTTGGTGTATACTATGATGTCCCTATAGCTGGAGATGGTGAAGGTGGTAAAGCAACCGTTACTGTTGAATTTGATGCTGAAGTTGGATCAGGTACTATTACAGGTGTTGCTGTAGCAGATCCAGGTAAAGGTTATACTATTGCATCTATTGATATAGATTCTATTCCTGGTATCTTAGGAGCAACTCTTGCAGGTTCTGGTGGATCTGTAACTGTTGTTATTCCTTCTGAAGGATCTGGTGCATCTGTATTCTTAACAGGTACTAATATTGGTAAGATTAAGAGACTGAAGAATAATGAATTTGGTTTCGGTTATTCACATGACTATACTTTAAAACCAGAGATTACCTTCCCTGTTAACTTACAACTCTTCAATACATCAATACTAAGTCAGATTAAGATAACTGACCCAGGTTCTGGATATACTTCTACTCCTGCTGTTGTAATAGAAGGTGGTGGTGGATCAGGTGCTGATGCAGAAGCAATTGTTAAGAATAATCGTCTTAGTGAGATTATCATTAAAAACAGTGGTGCTGGGTACTCATCAGAACCAACTGTTACTCTAAAATCAGAATTTAACTATGTTGTTAACTTAGACCTTAACTATCTACAGTTTAACTTCCCACATGGTATTACCACTGGTGCAGAAGTCCAATTCCGATCTGATGATGTTGGTAGCACAGAAGGTGAATTACCAAAACCATCTACCGCAGGTTTAACTAGTTTAGTTGCTGGTCAGACATATTATGCTATTGCTGGTGAGGTAGCTGGTCTTGAAAATGATCAATTAAGATTTGGTCTTACTTTAGCTGCTGCACAAGGTGGATCTTATATCACATTCTTAACTCAAGGATCTGGTAGACAGACACTTCTAACTGAGGTATTTGGTGGTAAAGCAGTTGCTGTTATCGAGACTTCAAGATTCTTAGAAGGAGAAGAAGTATTCCAAGGATCTGCTACTGAGACTTCTACTGCAAGAGGTAAGGTTTCTACTAACACTGGTTGGCAGATTGGTCCTAAGATTCTTAAGATCGTTGACTATGAAGGTGACTGGGCAGTTGGTGAGAAGGTAACAGGTGAAATATCTAAAGCATCTGGTGTTATCGATAACTTCTCTATTGCTCGTGGTGTGCTGAATATTGGCTCCCTAACGAAGACACCAGGCCGATTTATTGATGACGTTGGTAAACCATCTGAGATTGTCCAGAAGATTCAAGATAGTTTCTTCTACCAGAACTTCTCATATGTTGTTCAGTCTGAGATTCCTATTACAGAATGGAAGACACAGGTATTAGAAAATAACCACCCTGCTGGTTTCAATATGTTTGGTCAGTTACAACTGACTGGTGGTAAGGACGTATCTGGACGTAAGATCGGTACTGAGTTTACTAAGAAGGTTAACATTAACAACTATAGTAATGTAAACCAGATTACATCATTTGGTGCTGCTCAACCAATCTATACTGATTATAACAATACTGAGGTTCTCTTCCGTAAGAAGCGTTTAACATCTTCTGAGGAGATCTTAACTTCTATTGTTAAGAAGATGGATAATGTCCAAGATCAGTTTGATGGTATTAAGAAGTCATTCCCAATCACTGTTGAAGGTGAAACTGTTATTGTTAAACAAGACCAGTTGATGATAACTCTGAATGGTATCATTCAGTCACCTGGTACTGCTTATCAAATTGTTGGTGGTAGTTTAGTATTTGCTGAGCCACCTAAACCACCATCTAAGGTTAACTATAGAACTATATCTGTTACACCTACTACTATCTACAGAATTGCACTTTACAATGATGGTGGTGGATCTAACTATGGTATTTTCCCAACATTAGGACAACAAGTCCAAGGTGCTCTATCAGATACCATTGGTACTGTTATTGATTCAGGTACTAATCATTTAGACGTTATTAATTTAACTGGTACCTTCCAACTTAACGAGCAACTCAAGAGAGGTGAATTATTCGCTGCATTGATTGAAACAGTTACCCCTCTTAACACTCCTACCATATTTGAGTTTGGTGAATCACTTACTAACTTAGATGGTGACACTGCATACGTTGAAGAGACTAACGTAGATAATCAAGGTAATGTAACAGATAGACTAGTTGTAAGTAAGACTTCAGGTACTCCTAAGTTTGAAACTGGTATATTTGACTTTAGACTTAATGAGTACATTTATTCTGCCTCATCAGGAATCGCAGGCCAGATTACATTCATTGCTCCTTATCAAGATCCTATTAATGGTGAAGTTGTTGATGAATTGATCATTAACAAAGGAACAACTTTCTTCGGACTACTATTCGAGCGTTTAGTTAGTCTTGAGAATCCTAATGTCATCTTAGACGACATTTCACAGTCTTCTATTACTCCTACCGAGCTTTATGATTCTAGTCAAAGAATTAATGCTGACTTCTTGAATTTTGAGCAAGTAAGGACTACTGAAGTCACTTATAGTCAATTAACTGGTGGTACTTTAACTGATGGAATGATTATCCGTAATAAGAAGGCGTTTTACGGAAATCCAGTTTCTACTTATCATGGAATCGCTGCAAATAGATTCCTTGATGCAAGACGTAATATTTCCAATAATAAGCAAGAAATCATCGATTTTGCAGAAGCTGCAATTGCAATTGACTATCCAGACTATTATTTCCCATCTGACATCATTACTAACTCTTGGAGTCGATTTAAAGACGCTTACAGGATGATTCAGAAGAATAAGGCAATGATTGCTGGAATGGCGTTTGATGACATGAAAACTCAATATCCTTCATCTTCAATTCCTTCAGATGCGAAATGTAAGCGAGATCTTGAATATTTCATCGATGCAGTTTCTATAGACATCTATGCTGGTGGAAACCGCTATTCTCGTAAGTTTGTCCAACAATACTTCGATGAAAACGGAACATTCACTTATGTTAATGCTGAGGTTGCAGAAACCAAATTTGCTTACGAAAAAGCAAAAGATCGCATGAATGTTGCGATTGCAAACGGATATTCAGGAACAATCAACGCTGTTAACTCTGGTGACTCTTGGACTGCATATCAAGACCTTACAATCACTGCTGACCAATCACCTGGCGATCCTTACGGTACTGCTGGATCTAATGCTTCAAATACTGATTCTGCAAATTGCTCAGACGTTCAAGCTGCAATTACAACTTTACATCAGTTTATCAATGAAGTATTGAATAATGCAAGTTTAAATGATCTTCCTGCTGAAGCAAGTGGCACATACTCACCACACCAAGAAAAGTGCAGAAGAGACCTTGGATACATGATTGATGCTATTGCTAATGATGTTGGACAAGGTGGTAACTTCAATACAGTTGAATTCACTAAAAAATTCTTCGATGATGCTGGTACTCCTTTAACTAACGGTATTGTTGGTGAAGAGGCAGAAGCAGTTCATGCATTTACTGCTGCTGGTACATTCATGTATAGAGCGATTAATAACCTAATGTATTGGAAGGATCTCTCTGGACAAGGATATAACCTTAATGATCCTACTACTTACTCTGGTGGATCTGCTCCTGCTAATAACTATGATCTTAACTATGCATCTGGTAATAACCAAGATATCAACAATTGTGCCAATGTTAAGTCATATATCGATACCTTAAGAACCATTGCTACAACTGCAATGACAGCAGGTAATTTAACCAATGTTAATGCTCTTGCTGTTACTGATGGTACATTTGAAGCAAATGAAACTATTAGGACAACTAAGATCGGTTATAAGGATAAGTCAACTGGTTTATTCGTAATGGGTGACCAGATCAAGGGTATGACTTCTGGAGCACTATTCCAGTCAATCGGTGTTAATTCTGGTCTTAAATGGTTATTCGCTGGTCCTGTAACTGGAGTATTCCAAGCAGGTGAATATATCACTAACTCTACTCTAACTTTCACTAATTGCACTCAAAGTGTAATTGTTAAGAAAGCAGAATTAAGTGGTACTAAATCCATCTATATTCCGACAAATGGTGCATTAAGCAGTCCTGCTTCTTATGATTACGCCTTTGGAACTGGAGACTTCACTATTGAAGGTTGGTTTAGATCTGCTACAAATACAACCCTACAAACACTATTTGACTTCCGTCGTTTAAGTGCTACTCAAGGTTTAAGAATTGTCCAAGATGCACAAGCAATTAAGGTTTATAATGGCACTACCCAACTATTAACCAGTGGTAACGTAGTTACTACAACTGGCACATGGCATCACATTGCTATTAGTAGAAACAGTGGAGTTACTCAGTTATACATTAATGGTGCTCAACTTGGTGGAAACGCTGCTGACACTAACGATTACCTCTATGCTGCTCTATATGTTGGACAAGATTTCAACGGTGCTACTAATTGGTCTGGACACGTTGATAACGTCTGCGTCTGGAAGGGTGTTGGTGCTTATACAACTGGATTCACTGCACCTACTCAGGTAGATTATACCAATGCTAATATCGTATTTGGTCTAGATGGTGAGGCACCATTTATATTGTCTACTGAGGAAGTATACGCTAAGTATAGTGGTCAGAGATCATCTTCTACAACTTCTAAGAGAATTGATTATGAAGGATTAGCAATCATTGCTGAGGACGTTGATCTAGGTCGTCAGGAATATAGAGACTGTGCTGATATCATTGACCTTAACGGTGCTTACATTGCTGAAGAAGCAGTGGGTCGAATGAAGGCGGCATTTAGTGATTTCAACATTCGTGGTGATGTCCCTGCTCAAAACAGTTATGGTGGTACTGATACATGTATCAGAGATACTAAGGACTATATTCTTGGTGCTCTAATTAAAGACCTTAGAGAAGGTGGTAACTATCATACAATCTATACTGCTAGGACTTATCTAACAGTTGGTGGTAAGTTAGACTTCATTGGAGAAGAGATTCTACAATCTTTATATGTTTGGAATGAAGTAGCAAAACTTACTAAGGAAATAATTACTACAACTAGTGCAACTCTAACAGGCACATATACTACAAGATATAGAATACCTAACAACTTCACATCTCCTGCATCACAGAATGTCCAAGATGAAGTTGATACTTTGATGACTGATCTTCTTAAGGTTATTGCACCTAACGATCAGAGATTTAGAGAAGGTGGATTCCAACTTTGGAAGAATAGAGATTATATTGCAGAAGAGACTGCTGGATATATTCAAGACAAGTATCAGCAAACTATTGATGGTGTTGTCTTTGACTTCTTAGAGATGCCTGGATATGGTCAACCATATTGTGAGAGAGATATTAAGGACTTCATTATTCCTGGTGTAATTGCTGACTTAGTTACTGGTGGTACATTCCAAACTCAAGCTGTTATTGACAAGTATCTTGATGATCAAAAGAATATCCTCCATGTTGAGCATGAGCTTGCTGCATTGAATGATGCATTTGACTATACTAAGATGCTTGCTATGAAGGCAATTAATAACCTTCTAATGTCTCCTGGTGAAGTTGCTGGTGCATTATTAGATAATGATGGTGCTGCTCTTAATGCTGCTGCATGGGCACATGAAGAATATTATACTCCTCAGTGGACTAGTAAAACTGCATATAGAGATTCTGCAATCGTTAAGGATACTGAAGGATATCCTAACAACCAGAACAGAGCAAACAATGATAGGTATCTTGATGCTGCTGATATGATCTGGAATAACAGATCAGTAATCGCTAAAGAATGTGTCAGCATAATGAATGACCTTTCTAAGTATGGAAACCTAATGATTCCTGATGGTCATGTTAACTGTGAAGATGATGTCTTAGACATGATCGAAGCAATGGTTCATGATATACGTTTTGATTGTAATGAAAAGGTATGGGATGCAGCTGCATTATATGTTGAGACAGAAAATAACTCACTTAAGCATATTGAGACTGAGTGGGAAGCATCTATCACTGTAGTTAAACTTCTAAGAGATATCTTAACTTGCACAATGCGTAATGCATTTGGTCATGATTATGACATGACTCAATCAGATGGATCATCAGCAGTTGAAAGTTATAATCAGAATCCTAAAGATCAATTATTTAAACTTTGTGGTGATGCTATTGATGGCAATATCAGATATATTGCAGAGCAAGCAGTTGCTGCTGGTTTAGTCCAATTCCCTAACTTAGCAATTCCTGGTGGTCCTGTTAACTGTGTCCATGACGTTACTGATATACTCAGAGCAATGGTATTCAACCTCAAGTATGGTGGTACTAATATGCTTCAGTATGCATCTGAGTTCTATACCAATTACTCTGGTAACTTAGATCACGTTACTAATGCTCCTACTGAATCTCTTTGGATTATTAACAAAGCACAGGAATTTGCAATTCGTGCAATGAAGGGTCAGGTAATTAGTAATGATGCTGGTTGGACTGTAGATCAGAGATTCTATGATGCTGTCCCAAGACCTACAACTGCATTATTCAATTCTGATGAAGATGGATTAATAGAAGGTGAAGATAATAATATTATTACCAGATCATTCAAAGCTGGTGAAGATAAGATCTCTACAACTGATAGTGGTAGTGGTTTAGTACCTAATGAAGATGCTGTATTCCGTTGTGTTGCTAAATTAGCATCCAGTCCTATTGATGGATGTATATTTGAAGCAGGTGGAGCATCAGCTGGTGTATGGTTTGGTGTTAGAGATAGTGGCACATATTTAAGACTTAGAGCTGGTGATGGATCTAATAGTTACTCTGGTGGTGCTAGTCATTCTGAGAATGGTCTTGCAATGCTTGATCTACAGATCAGCAACCTATCATCATACTTTGATGATGGTGACCATGAATTAGTATGGCAAATAAATGTTGGTGGTAACCAAGGTTCTGGTAAAGGTAGAGTTGAATTATGGATTGACGGTGTATCTATTGGATCTGCTGAAACTCAAGGTGGTGGATATACTGGTTTAGCTGGTGGATCTGGAATATGGGCAGATGCAAATTATGCTGGATATGGTGTTGGAAATTCTTCCAATCTTACTGGTGAGACTGCACCTGTTAATACATTTACTGTTAATGTTGGTCCTGCTCCTACTATCAAGTATGACTGCACCCATGCTGCATATGATTCCAGTACTGGTGATTTAATAATGAATGTTGGATCACACAATCATACAGAGGGTACATTCCTTAGATTGACAACCAACTCTATTAACTTCACTTGTGATATGGATGGTAATGCTTCAACACATTCTTATCCTAGATCTGGTGACCCTGCTGGTAATACTACTATTGAAGTGTTAGAAACATATGGTAGTGACCATAAAGCAACTAATGCTGTTTATACTCCTGATACAGGTATTATGAGGTTGACCATTCCTGATCATGGAATGACAAACCATTCAGTTCATACTGCACAAGATTCATCATATGATCCTGATAGTGGAGTATTAACAATTAAGATTGATGATCACGGATTTAAGACTGGTGATCAAGTAAGAATTGAAAATGGATCTTTAATATTCACATGTGCTCAAGATAATAATGCTACTAAGCATGGATATCCAAGACCAAAAGATCCAGCTGGTGATCAGTGGTTGTTAGTTGAATCTGTTGAGAGTAAGGATCTATTTACAGTTAATGTAGGATCTACTCCTAAAGTTGAGTATGATGTTTCTGATGCTATTTACGATCAGAATACTGGTGAGTTAGAAATGGATATCGGTCAGCATCGTTTCGTTGGTGCTTCGACTCATGTAGCAACTTATGCTGAATATGATGCATATACTGGTGTATTAAAACTAACTGTATCTGGACATAAGATTGCCCCAGGAGAGCAGATACAAATCATGGAAAACTCCATGACATTTACTTGCTCAATGGATGATCATTATTCTAATCACGTTTATCCAAGATCTTCTGATCCTGCTACACGTAAATGGTTAGAAGTTATTGAGTCTAATCAAGAAGATGGTTGGTTTACTGTTAATGTAGGTCCATCTCCAATTAAAGGTTGGACACCTACTGATGCTACATTCAACTCTACTACTGGTGCTCTTACATTAACAATTGGATCACATAGTTTAGCAGTCGGAACACATATTAAACTGTCACAAGGAAGCTTGACATTTACTTGTGATATGGATGACCATGCTACTAAGCACTCATATCCAAGACCTAAAGATCCAGTACATAATGAGCCTATAGCAATTACTGGTGTTACTTCAGATTCTATTACTGTTAATGTAGGTACAACACCTCAAATAGCATACAACATTAATAGTGCTTCATTTAATCCTGCTGATGGTCATCTAAATCTAACACTTGATAGAAAGCATGGATTCCGTAGAGAAAGTATTCATAATATTACTGGTGGTGAATATAATGGTCAAACTGGTTTAATGAGATTAACAGTTGCTGACCACAACTTTGCTGAAGGAGATTACGTTAAGATTGCTGATGGTGGAGTAACATTCACTTGCTCAATGGATAACCATGCAACAACTCATGCTTATCCAAGACCAACAGATCAGATGAGTGGTAAGTGGATGGATCTTAGAAATGTTTCTAAGGATTCATTCGATGTATATGTTGGAAGAACACCTGCATTACCATTTACAATTTCTGCTGCTACATTTACTCCTGCTAACGGTCACTTAGTTGCTACTATTGGTGATCATGATCTAAGAAGAGGACAGAGTGTAAGACTAGCAACAAAATCTATTAACTTCACATGTTTCTTAGATGCTAATAATAGTTACCACTATTATCCACGTCCTACTGGTCAAGACCCATTCTATAACAAGTCAATAGAAGTGCTATATGATGGTACTCCTTTAACTGCTACTGGTGGTACAACATATAATCCAACTACAGGTATAATGACCATCACTACTGCTAATCCTCATGGATTACAAGAAGGTGATGATGTTAAATTCCTCCTTAATTCATTAGTATTCCGTTGTGATGAAGATGGTCAATCATCTGATCACTCATATCCAAGAGTAACAGACCCATATGCAAATAGATGGCAACGTGTATTAGGATCTAATTTAACTGCAAATACATTTGACGTACAAGTATTATCATATGCTCCTTCCACTAACACAACAACTCACGTATTTGCGTCTGCTGTTTCAAATGGAATTACTAAGAGAGATGGAACTATAACTCTTAACGTTGGTGATGGTGCTATCTCAGATCAGAGTGTCCATACCTATGTCCCTAACTCAGGATATACTCCAACAAATGTTAATCATAATCCTACTACAGGTGTTATGACAGTGACTATTGCTGGTCATGGAATGGAAAATGGTGACATGATTAAGATCGATGATTATGGCATAGTATTAACATGTGCTATGGATGATCATCAGACTACTCATGCTTATCCTCGTCCTGGTGATCCTGCTTCTGGATCATGGTTGAAGATTCATGATGTTACTGAAGACACATTCGGTGTTACAGTCAACACAGTTATTCCTCAGAGTAATACAACAACTCATCTATTCTCTAGTGCTGTTGGTAACTGTATTACTAGAGCACAGATTGTAAGTGGTGGTATTTACGATCATACTTACTCAACATCTACTGTTGGTGCTCTACGTCATGCTGGAGATAGCGTGAGATTAGATGAAGGTGCAGTTACATTTACATGTGGTGCTGATAGTCATGGATCTAATCATTCATATCCTAGAGCTGGCACAACTCATACACCAACTGATGTATCTTACGATCCTAATCTAGGACATCTTAAGTTTACTCTTCCTGATCATGGATTCCTTCCATACACTTACGTTAAGATTGCTAACGACTCCTTGACATTCACATGTGCTAAGGATGGTAATTCTACTAACCACACATATCCAAGAGCAACAGACCCTGTAAGTGGTAAGTGGATAATGATTCATGATGTTACTGCTAACACATTTAACGTAGAAGTATTAGATGTAGTACCTTCAACAAATACTACAATTCATGCTTTCGTAAGTGCTGCTACAAACTGCATCACTCATAAGAAGGATTACTTCTTCGATACAAATATTCCTATTCATGAAGTAGGTAAGACATCACATAGTCCTACAAATGTAACTTACAATCCTACTGCTGGTACTATGGTAGTTACCATGAGTAACAGTTTTGGTAACCATAGCACAATGACACCTAGTGGTGCTATATTCTATCCTGCTACAGGTACCATGAGAATCAGTCTTAATGGTCATTCTGTTAAGAATGGAGATATGCTTCTTCTTGCTGATGGTGGATTTACATTCCGTTGTGATGAAGATAGTCAAGCATCAGATCATGCATATCCAAGATCATCTGACCCTGCTAGTGGCAAGTGGTTGAAAGCATTTAATGTTGGTAGTAATTCATTCGATGTTAACGTTGGTAACTTCATGGGTGAAGGTGCTATCTCTAACACTACAACTCATGTACTTCAATCTGTGGCAACTGATGCTGTTTGGAAGGCAAATGACTTTGTAATGTTTGATGAGAATGCTATTACATTACAATGCACAAAAGATAATAATGCAACTAACCACACATATCCTAGAAAGACAGATCCTACATTTGGTAAGTGGTTACCTATCTCTAATGTAAGTAATACAAGTTTCACTGTCCATGTAGGTAAATCTGGTGTTAATGATGTTTACAATCATACATTTGTATCTTGTGAAAATAACTCATTACATAGACAGAATGGTACTATCACATTAGATGTTGGTAATGGTCAGATCACTCATCCAACTGGTCATAATTTTGTATCTGCTTCTGCTAATAGTCTGAAGGCAGGTGGTGCATATAACCACACCTTCCATGCACTTGGTGAATCATATACTCCAACTGCTATTGATTATAATCCAACAACAGGTTGGATGACCATCACAATTCCTAATCATGGATTCATGGAAGATGAGAGTATCAAGATTGGTACTAACTCACTTGTATTCACATGCTTACAAGATGTTAACCAAACTAACCATGCATATCCTAGATCTGGTGATCCAGTAAACAACAAGTGGATACCTATTAAGAACGTAACTGATGACACATTTGATGTCCATGTCCTTGATAATGTCCCATCATCTAACCAGACTCTTCATACATTTGTAAGTGCTCTGACTGGTGCTATTACCAGAGCAACAGTTGCTTCTGGTGGTGACTACAGACATAAGTTTGTTGCTCCTGCAAAACTAACACCAACCAATGCTGCATATACTCCTTCTACAGGTATTATGACATTGACTGTTGCTAATCACGGTCTTAAGAATGGTAGCAGAGTTATGGTGGATGATGGATTTGTAACATTCACATGTGATCAAGATAGTGATCAAACTAAGCATGCTTATCCAAGGGCATCTGATCCATATAGTGATGAATGGATGACAGTTAAAAACGTTACTAAAGATACCTTCGATGTCCAAGTCCTATTCAACATTCCTTCTAGCAACACTACTACTCATGCATTTGTATCTGCTAGACCACAAAGTATAACTGTTGCTACTCTAATGAAGGGTAATGATAGTATTAAACTTCCTGAGAATGCTTTAACATTCACATGCTCTAAAGATGGTGGATCCACAGAGCATTCTTATCCAAGAACAACTGATCCTGCATACAATGATTCTCTAAGAATTGTTGATGACGGTGTTACAAGACATACTCCAACTGCTGCTAGTTACACACCATCAACAGGTATATTGGCACTAACATTATCCAAGCATGGATTCTCAAATGGAGACTACATTAAGATTGAAGATTATGCATTCTCCATGTCATGTAACATGGATGATGATTCTAGCAGTCATGCATATCCTAGAGGCACAGATCCTATCAGTGGTAAGTGGGTACAAATTTCTAACGTATCTACAGATGGTTTTGATGTTGAAGTAGGCACAACTGCTGCTGTCCAATACACACCTGTAGATGCTTCATACGAACCAACAACTGGTCACTTAGAGATTGAGATTGGTACTCACCCACTTAAGGTTGGTCAGAGTATTCAGATTGCTGACGGTGGTATAACAATGGAGTGTAGTCAGGATAACTATCAGACTACTCATGCATATCCAAGGACTACTGAAGATACTTTCACTCCTACAAATGCTGTATTTGATGGAGTAACAGGTTACTTAACAATTACTTCTAATGCTCATGGATTAGATGAAGGATCTCTTGTTAAGATTGATGACAATGCAATAACATTGCGTTGCACAATGGATGGTAGTACCAGTGACAAGACTTATCCTAGATCTACTGATCCTATCAGTGGTAAGTGGAAGCCTATCGAGTATATCGATGATAACACATACAAAATCTTCGTTGGTAAATCTGAGTTTAAGAGTTATGATCCTCAGAATGTAGATTACAATCCTAATACAGGTGTAATGGTAATCACTGTTGGTCCTGATCATGGTATTACAACTGATCATAGTGTATACATTAACCATAAAGCATTCTGCTTTACTTGTGGATTAGATAACTATCAAACTGATCACTTCTATCCTCGTGCAAATGGAGAAAGTGGTGCATCTGGTGACGACCCAGCATATCAAGATGCTGTTGCTGTAACTGCTGTTGATGATAGTACCATTACGGTTAATGTTGGTGTATCTTCTAACACTACAACTCACGTATTCAAACCTGCTGTCGGTGTAACGCCAACTGCAATTTCATATAGTGGTGGTACTGGTCTTATGACTGTTACTATTGCTGGTCATGGAATGTCTAATGGGGAGCAAATCATGTTTGCTGATAACTCATTAGTATTCACATGTGGTAAAGATGATCATGCTACTGAGCACAACTATCCAAGAAAAGGTGACCCTGCAAGTGGTAAATGGTTAACTATTGATAACGTAACTAACGACACATTCAGAGTCCAAGTATTAGATAATATTCCTTCTACTAACACATCTACTCATACATTTAAGAGAGCAAAAGTTGGTGCTGTTAAGAGAGGATCAATCAGATCTGGTGGATCATTCACACATAGTTTCCAATCATTTGCTTCTAATGGACTTAGAGCGTTAAGAGATAGAGCACATGATCAAGCTATTGAAATTAGAGCAGTAGGTCATGCTAAGTACTCAGCATCTGGTGCTACATACAATCCTACTACTGGTAACTTACAACTAACAGTTGCTAATAACCCATTTGCTAATGGTGACCATATAAGAATTGCTGATCATTCTCTAGTAATGACCTGTGCAATGGATAACAATGCAACTAATCATTCTTATCCAAGATCAACAGATTATGCTTCAGAGAAATGGTTAGAAGTTTCTAATGTTTCTGGTAATAATTTTGATGTTAATGTTGGTACAACACCTCGTGCTAACTACCTAGTTTCTGATGCAACATTTGAACCTACTACAGGTGATATGGTGCTCACCATTGGACCACACAACTACAAGGGTGGTGGCGAAACTACAATTACTGATGCTGCTTATAATCCTACAACTGGTATATTAACAGCTACTGTTGTTGGACATGGAATGAAGATTGGAGACAGAGTTAAGTTTGACGATAACTCCATCACATTCAACTGTGCTGCATCTACTGGAACTCACGTATTCGTAAGTGGCACTAACAATGCTATTAACGATGGTACTACAACATACACAGCTGCAACTGGTACAACATACGATCCTAATACTGGACTTTTAGTCTTGGAAATTGGGTCACATAGTTTGACAACTTCTGATACAGTTAGCATTGTTAATGGTGGTGTAACCTTCACTTGTGATGCTGATAATAATGCAACTAACCATGCATATCCACGTGCGACTGACCCTGCATCTGGAGTACAACTTGCAGTAACCAACCCAACTCCTACAACAATTACAGTCCAAGTTGGTATCGCTAATGCTGATAATCCTACTGACAATCATACATATCCACGTGCTACTGATTACCCAAGTGATAGATGGTTAGAAGTAACTAACATTACTGATGATACATTTGATGTAATGGTATTACAAACTGCTCCTCAGTCTGTTACTTCACCACACACATTTGTGTCTGCTACAACTAACGGTCTTAAGTATGCACATGAAGCAGTTTACATTGAGGAAGAGTCATTAGTATTCAAGTGTAATGCTGACAGCTTCGGTAGTGAGCATAAGTATCCAAGATCTACTGACCCATTCTATAATACTTCAGTACCTATTCTTGCTGCTACTGCTGATACAATCACAGTACACGTTAGCAAGTCAAGTAACACATCAATTCACCAATTCGTAAGATCTGAAAATGCATTCACTCCATCAACAGCATCTTATGTCCCTGGAACAGGTATACTAACAATCACTCATAATGCTCATCCATTCACAAGTGGTGATAAGATTCAGTTGATGAATGAGAGTTTTGTATTCAAGTGTCAGGAAGATAGTTTTGCAACTGAGCATGCTTATCCTAGAGCACAAGATCCTGCTGCTGGTGATTGGTTAACTCTTACTGTTGTAGATGCAAACACATATACAGTTGATGTTGGTATTTCTTCTAACACTACAACTCATCAAATTGAAAGGGTTGAAACTGGTGCAGTTATCAGAGGAACAATCAGAGGTAATGGTGATTATGCACACACATTCGTAAGTGCTGTTACTGATGGATTAGAGAAGAAGAATTCTACAATTACTGTTAATGTAGGATCAACTGTTGCTGGAAACCACACACATAGATTTGCTTCTGCTACAAATAATGCTATCACTGCTGGTGGTAACCACACTCATACATTTGAGCACTTCAAGAATAACACATTACACAGACAAAGTGGTAAGATTACAGTTAACGTAAATATCGCAGCTACTGCTGATCTATACGATCATACATTCGTTAGTGCAATACCTGGTGCTGTTATTGGTGGTGGTAACTATCAACACGCATTTGTATCTGCTAAGACTAATGGTATATGGAAAGCGAATGATTACGTTTATATCCAAGATTATGCTTTAGGATTCTCATGTGATCTTGATGCTGATAGGACTACTCATTTATATCCAAGACCTACAGATCATGCAAGTAATGAATGGTTAGCAGTATCTAATATAACTACTGATCAATTTGATGTCCAAGTACTTAAGGGTGTCCCATCTACCTTCTTAGGATCACATACATTCAAGTCATGTATTGACAATGGTATTAGAGTCCAGAATGGTAAGATAAGAATCAACGTAGGTGTATCACCAGCTGGTAAGACATATCAGCATACGTTTGTAAGTGCCAACAGTGGATGTTTAATACAGGGTGGTAATTATAAGCATAACTTTGTAAGTGCTGCAACAGGTGCAATTAATGTTGTTAATGATGGCACTCAACTTACACCTACTGATGCATACTATGAGCCTACTACAGGTCAGTTAACATTGACTGTTGCTAATCATGTATTACGCACAGATGATGCTATAACGATTGACACTAATGGACTCACATTTACATGTAGTCAAGATAGTAATGCTACTAACCACACATATCCTCGTGTGACAGATTATGCTGACGGTAAGATATTACCTGTCCAATCTATAAGATCTTATGCATATCCATTAAGGACAGATCTATCATACTATCGTGCACGTAGAGTTTCAGAGGATTATACAGGCACCGAAGGTTCTGGTGTAGAGAGTGAAATTGGTACCTTAATGGCACTAGTATCAGATGCTATTCAGAATCCTAATAACGTTGCGGGTAGATCTTACTCACTACCAATTGTTTGGCCCGTCAAGTATACTCCTGACGTTGTAATTAGAGATAAGACTGTTACTTATGACACTGTAAATGGTGGTCAAGGTAATAGTGGTTCATGGAATCAGACATGTCAAGAAACTGCATCTGCTATTAACACATTAGCTGATATCTTTATCGAGACAATTGATAAAGCAGCAAATGTCCAGACTAATCATCTGTCTACTATAACTCAGACATTCCCATACAATAGTAATGCTGACTTCCAGTCAGGTACTTGCTATAACGTAACGTCAGCAGTTGACACATTGATGGATCTGTTTACCGATGCACTTGGTAATGGATCTAATAATAGTAAGTTGATTTCTAATATGATTCTCTTCAATAAGCAAGCAATTGCTGGTAGAGCATTTGCTGAGACTCAGACTAACTATCCAACTACTAACTTAACAATTGACTTTGCTAATGATTGTGTTAAAGCAATAAGATATGATTTAGTTACTGAGGGTAATGCTGGTGCATTCAGAATGACACAAGACTGGTTTGATGGAGAAGGTAACTTTATTGCATACACCAATGTAACAAGGACTCATCTTATATTCTGTCTTGCAAGAGTTCGTGAATATGCTAAGAGTGTATTGTTTGACTTTGCTGAAACTGGATGGAGTCCATATGATGTTTATACAATTGAATCACCAGAGAAACTTGAGTGGAATAAAGAAGCTGCTGAGTTTATGATTGACTCTTCACTCAACCCAATTGAGTATGCTTTAGAGATGTCTCAATTCCCAACTGAAGCAAGAGTAACATTCGTAGCATCTACAGACTGCACAAATAGAGTTACTAATTATGAGATGGGTATTGACTATAATACTGATCCTGATCTAGTAAGTCTAACTCCAGAAGTTGATGTAGGTTATGATCGTGCTGAATATAGAATTAGAATTGAGCGTCCTAACAACTTTAGACGTGGTGATGTATTAACATATATCCCAGCATCTGAGAATTCATTAAGTGGTCTTACTAAGCAACCATACTTCTATGTGTTGACTGGTACTGCTGACTGGTTTGAGATTGGTGCTTCTTATATTCATGATGGTAGATTTAGACTTCTACAAGTTGATAAGTCCAATGCTGGATCTCAAATAATGGCAGTCACAAGAAGAGATGGAGTACCTAGGACTGCTGCTACATTTGGTACTGATACTTCAGAGTGTCCAATACAAGGTGGATTTAATGCTGCTGATGTTGTATTTGGTAGCACCTCAAATGCTAATGCTGAGATCGGCACCATCAATGCAAATGAAGGTTTAATTTATAAACTCTTTACACACTTCCCAACAACTGCTGCTCAGACAACTCCTGGTACATACGACCAGTTTGTAAATGGAGAATCAGCACAAGTCCAGAATAGCACTGCTAATAATGGTACTGTGCTACAGATGTTAAAACCTGATTCTGAGAATGGCACATCATTTATCAAACTCCATACTATCGCTGGTACTATATCAGACGGTGATATCTTAGAGGGTGTTGATAGTGGTGCAGTTCATACAGTTGGTGCTCCATCTGATAGATTCTTAATCAACGTTAAGAAAGGAGCATTTGCTACAGGTGATTGGTTCTTCAGTAAAGTTGGATCTATCGAAGCATACATGGACAACTACACAAGTAAGTCTGGATCTTTGGTAAGCAATGAAGGTGGTAGAATCGCAATTGATGTAGAAACAATTGAGGAACCATGGGTACCTGGAGATGTAATTTACGGTAGTGTTACTGATTACATCTTAGACATTAAGGGTATTAGTGGTACACAACTTCAACTTAATCAGTGGATACATGGTGTCCAAATCTTAGAGTTGAATCTAGGTGTAGCAATTATTGATACTGGTATCTCTGACACATTTAATATTGGTGATGAAGTTTCACTCCTACAAGGTACTGTGCAGAAGAATCCTGGATTCACTGCTGTAGTAACCAAGTATACTAATGACCCTGATAATGGAATCCACAAACTCTGGCTTGCTAATATTAATGACGTGGGTGTTGGTGCTCCTCTAACAGATCTAACACAAGCTGGTAACAATATCGGTAAGATAGAATTGGGATCTAACTTCCCAACCATATATGCTGGTGTTGCTAGTTACACTGCTACTGACTATCAATCTTACGCACAGGTAGTTGCTATAGAGCAAGCAGGTATTACTGCTACTATCTGGGTACAATCTGCTAGTGGTACATTCCTTGATAATATGTCACTTAAATCTGACTTCGGATGGGGTGCAGGTATTTCTTCTGCTCGCACACTTGAAGGTAGAGTTGACAGATACTTCAGAGGATTTGATGGCACACAAACAATATTTGATCTAACTGTTTCTAACGGTGAAGCATACTTCCCAGATCCTGCGGGTCACTTACTTGCATTTGTTAATGGTATCCTACAACCTCCTGGTGGTAATGCTTCTTACGTTGCATTCTCTGATAAGATACAATTTGCTGAGGCACCTGACATTGGATCTGAATTTATCGGATACTACGTTGGTAAGTTACGTCAGTTAGATGATATCTCCTTCGAGTTTGACTCATTGAGATCTTCATTCAACCTTAAGCGTGGTGGATTATTCTACTCCTTGACACTAACTGAAGGTGTTTCTTCTAACACTATACGTCCTGAGAATAACATTATCGTTTCACTTAACGGTATTATTCAGGAACCAGGAGTCGCATACGAGATCGTTGGTTCACGTATCATCTTTGCTGAAGTCCCACGTGCGGGATCAACCTTCGTTGGTTTCTCATATATTGGATCTGACGCAGACGTTATAGCTGCAACTGTTGTTCCACCAATCGAAGCTGGTGACAGACTAGACATCGAAGGTGAGGAATTCTCAAGAGAAGTTGCTCTAATTGAATCTTCTAACTCACTGATTACATTTGAATATACTGGATCAGTTAAGGGTAGAAATGCTGATGCTATCTCAGAGATTACCTCTGGTCAAATCACTAACGCAGTACTAACCAATCCTGGTGATGGTTACACTGATCGTCCTAACGTGGATGTTATTTCATCCTCTGGATTTGATGGTAAGTTAAAAGCATTGATGGGTATCACACGTATTGACGTTAAGACATCTGGTGTTGGTTATACTGCTCCTGTTGTCGCAATCGATAACGTAGTCCCAGATGACTTTACACCTCCTGTTGGTGGTCCAATTAACGGTGGATTTGACGTACTCGCTGGCGAAGGTCCTAGTGGCGAAGCTGGTGGTGGAGGAGGAATTACTCCTGGCACAATTGCAATCACACAGGATCCAGTTAACGTAACTGTTAACCAAGGTCAGACTGCTGCATTCACAGTTGTTTCTACTGTAACTAATGATCAGACAATGAATTATCAGTGGCAGAAGAAGGAGTATGGTACACAGACTTGGAGCAACATCATTGGTGCAAACCAAGCAACATACAACACAAATGCAGCTCAACAGGCAGACGATGGTGACGAATACAGAGTCGCAATCACTGCTGCTGGTGCAACTCCAGTTTACTCACTATCCGCTATCCTTAGCGTCCAGACAGGTGCTACTGTAATCAGTAACTTCACACCTAATCTGATCTTTGACGACATCTAAATAAAAGTAAAACAATGGCAGCAACTGCTTCCTACGATAACGCAACCAAGATAATCACAGTAGCATCGGATGCCCTCCCTGCTCCTGTGATTCCTGGTGCGTTCCCTAATGACAATAACCCTAATACAATACAAGAGAAGGATTGGGATCATGATTTCTTATACCGTGGAGGCACATTTGGAATTACTCGCACATTTGATAATAATGGATATACGCATGATGGATTTGTTAGAAGAGCAACAATCTCAACAAACGATTTAACTCTTTTTACTGGTCCAAACCCTGATATTGATGTCAATGATGAGATAATGGTTGTTTTTAGTGATGGATTAAAGCAAAAATTCATCTTTAGAAGCACAACATTTACTTCAATTGATGGTGAATGTTGGTTATCTACCGATACTACACTAGATTTCATCGTAGCAGACCAAGCAACTACTCCTGTTAGTGGTACAATGGAGTATTTTGACCAAAGAAATGGAAGAGGTGACACTCCTTTAGGTCAAATTGGCATTGCTGGTAATGGAGTTGCTATTTTTAACCCTTCTGCTGGTGCTGGACTCAATCCTCCATCAGGTTTTAGTTGGGTTGCTGCTGGAGATCTCACTTTTGTCAACTCTGGAGAGGATAATTGTGGTGGTCACCCAGAACAATCAGGTCAATATCACTATCATGACCCACATTTCCTAGATTGTTGGAGAGCAGGGTCATCTATGGCATCATATAATGATTATTATGGTGGTACTCAGTATAATGGAGACAATATTCGTCACCCAGACGGTCATTCTAAGATAATTGGCATAGCATTTGATGGATTTCCCATCTATGGACCTTATGGTTATGCTACACCATTCAATAATTTGAGTGGTACTAGGACAATGAGGACTGGTTATGCTGTAAGAGACACAGAAATAGCAGGAAGACCTGATTATGGTAATACAAGTGATAATCCTCCAGCTGGTACTCTTATGGAGGACTATGAATATGTCGAAGGGACTGGTGATTTAGACCTTCATAACGGTAGATTCACCATTACACCTGAATATCAGGACGGTACATATGCATATTTCCTAACAGTAGATGAAACTAACACTGATATCACTAAGTTTCCATTCATTGTTGGACTAAAAACTAGAGAAACTATTGACACCACGTTCACCGTTGAGGCTGCTGCTGCTGGTGGTGGAGATGGTGGAGGTGGTGGAGTGGTACCAACCCTAACATTTACCTTGCAACCACAAAATGCAACGGTTAATGCTGGTCAGACTGCTACATTCACAATTCAGAAACAGGTATTACCAGAAGACGGACCTGTTGCATATCAATGGTATAGATCCACTGATGGTGGATTCGCATTTGCTGCTATAACTGGTGCAACAACTGACACATATTCAGTTACTGCACTTTCATATATGACTGGTTACAAATTCCGTTGTAGGATTGCTGGACCTGTAGGTGCACCACAAGCTGCAAGTAACTCACCACTAGATTCTAATGCAGTAACATTAACTGTTGCGGGTGCTGGAGATGGTGGAAGCACTGATAATAGATTCGATAGTACCTCATCTACTATGGACTCTACACTACAAACATTTGATGGCACCTAAATAACACTGTAAAGACTACTATCATGGCAAAGCAAACCCTAGCAATTGGATCGTCGGCAAACGATGGGACTGGAGACAGTCTAAGAGATGGTGCTATTAAATTGAATAGCGTCATTGATGAATTGTATACTAATCTCGGTAACGATACCAATTTACAAATCAACGTTGGCACTCCAGCTCAGGATCAACTACTTAAGTGGAATGGTGCTCAGTTTGCTGAGGGGTCATTTAATAAGTTTACAGAAGATGTAGACGTTGGTGGTCATAAAATCATATCAGCAAACAATGGTGATATAGCAATCCAAGCAAATGGCAGTGGAGACATTCATCTCTGGGCTGGTGGCACAGGATCTGCTTTAACATACATTGATGGTGCTGATGGTAAACTAAAATATAGTAATCACTTCCCTACAACTGGTGATCTCCCCGATGCTGTTACTCATCATGGTATGTTTGCATATGTATCTGGTGATGGAGCAGCTAGATATGCTACTAGTAGTGGTTGGAAGAAGATTATAGGTGAGGATCACAGTCTTGGTGATCTTGGCGACGTAGATATGACAGTAGGAGGAGGTCCTAGTGATGGTCAAGTTATTAAGTGGAATGCTGGCAACAGTGCATGGGAGCCTGCAAATGATGATTCTTCGGGTGGAGGAGGTGGTGGCACCACTCAAAATCTATTTGAAGGATTCACTGCTGACACTGGCAGTACTACTGCTAGTGCTGCTACTGATGTCCTTACAGTTGCGGGAGGCACTGAAATCTCGACTGCAATCGTCGGAGACACCCTCACAATAAACATGACAGGGGCATTGGGTGATGCAAACCAAAATGCCTACGGAGTAATAGGAAGTGACTCAGGAAACAAAACCGCAAGCAGTACGACTGCTACTATTAACCTCATTGGTGGGACTGGTATTAGTACTGCTGTTAATGGAGATAATCTCACAATTACAAATGACTCTCCTAATGTAGAGCAAGTAACGTATAGGACAGTAACTGGAGACAGTGGTACTACAACTGCTGCCCTCGCAACATCCTCTCTTAGTGTCGCTGGTGGCCAGGGTGTAACAACTGCTGTAACTTCAAACACAGTAACGGTTAACGCAGATGTATACATTTCTAACACTGCACAAGAAAATAACAATCTTATTCATAATGGTACTTCTTGGGATGCCACAGTATCACCTACTATAGGATTTAATTTCACAGGACCTAACAATAGTGTTTACAGAGTAGCAGGTGGTGGTGTCGATCCTTCTACAGATAACCCAACAATATATGTCTATAGAGGATTTACATACAGGTTGAATAATACTACAACAGCAGCACACCCTCTTGCTCTCAGACAGACAGCAGGTGGTACAGCAGTGACTGAAGGAGTAACAGGAGACCAAGAATCAGTCCAGTATTGGACAGTCCCAATGGATCTAGCAGCTGGTACAACTTATGTTTACCAGTGCACAATGCATCCAGCAATGAAAGGTGATTTGGTAGTAGTATGACAAGAACAGTCCCAGGTAGCGGTGCTCAGATTATCCCAATATTCAATAGTATATTTGGGGTGAGGGATGTTTACGTACAAGCAAAAGGAAGTGGATATGATCCCAATGATCCACCAAGACTAAGAGTTGAGAATTGTGGTACTCCTATAAGAGACGCAGTATTAAGAGCAGTCATTGAAGGTGACTTAGGTGAATTGACTGCTGTAGAAGTATTAGACCCAGGTGAAGGATATGATCCATTACGTCTTAAGATAGAAGATGATGGTTCTGATGGATCTGCAGCTGGTAAGGTATTCCTTAAAGATGATGGTGGTATAGATTTCATCCAGATGACCACACCTGGTGATACTTATTTTGATGCCACTGCACAAATACTTGGAGGTGGTGGATCTGGATCTGAGTTAGTTCCAGTAACAGGTTTGATAACTTCTCTTGCTATACAGGAACAAGGTAGAAACTACACAGAGGAAGACGTAAATATCATCATTAGCGGTGGTGGTGGCCAAGGTGCTACTGGTGTTGCTAATGTTAATCAGTTTGGTGAAGTTTCAAAGATTACTTTAACTAATGAAGGTGAATTCTTTGAGACACCTCCTCTTATACAAATTATTAAAGGTGGTGGATCTGGTGCTACTGCTGAAGCATTCATTAATCTTGGTAAGATTACTAGTATAGATCTATTGACAGGTGGAGGTGGATATACCACTCCTCCAGAGATTATCTTCACTAGAGATACTAACCTGATTAGAGAAGCAAGAAATAGGCAGTCTCTAAACTCTACTGTATATGATATAACTGGACTAACATCTAATGTTACGTCTAGTACTGGTACAATAACTGTGCAGACTACTGATCCTTATCCAGGTTCAGGTAAGTTATTGATAGGTAGAGAGATTGTAAGATATACAGGTAAGACTGCTGTATCACTTGGTGATGATTATGACTCATTTACTGGTGTTGACAGAGGTGTTAACTTCCGTTTTGACCAGAAAGTTATCTTAGATAACCTACAGGATGATCCAAATACAGGACTAACTGCATATAGTTTCCAAGTAACTGACAAGGTTAGAAGGGTTATTGAATCATCTAATAACCGAGTTGCTATAGTATATGACTGGGATCCTGAGCAAAGAGCACTATATTTAACCTTTGAGGTTGATGAACTAGCGTTTATTGATGGTGGTAGATCCAATGAAAAGTCTAAAATTATAGCATTTGTTGGTGGTACTGCTGGAGCATCAGGTACTGGTATTGCTCCTCACACATTAATAGAGTTTGATGGTAATGATATCGTTGCATTCACTAATCCTTTAAGTCTTATTCTTAATAGAAAGTTTGAAGATGATGATGAATTAGACGGTGTAGGTGATGGTATTATTGATCTAATTAATACTGGTACTGAGTTTGAAAACCAGATTAACTTAGATGGTGGCATTGCCTCGTCTAAATATGGTATAGAGGAGACACTTGGTGGACAGAATACTACTCTATTCCAAGCAGGTGATCAGATATATGATGGTAATCCACAGTCTCTAGTTGCAACTATTCAGTCTGCTGGTGCTTTAGGTGATGGAGATACTCATACATCTACTGCTACTCTAATCGTTGAATATATTAATAGTAATACATTCACATCATCCGAGCAAGTGCAAGGTCAAACTTCAAGTATGACTGCTCATTCTACTGGTATCACCGCAGGTCCTGTGATAGGTACTAATGAAGGTTTGCACACATTAACCATAAAAGATCTTGTTTCTCCAAACGGTACAACTTACCTTTGGACTGTGGGTGAAACATTACAAGGGAACACCTCTGGTGCGACTGCTAAGATATTCTCTGTTGAATATACTGGTGCTGTCAGAAATGAGGATGAATAACCCCTATAAATATAAAGAAGGCAATCGTTAACAATGGCGTTACTTACCGACCAATTTAGAATCTTTACTGCCGAAAGGTTTAGGAAAGCACTTGAAGGACCAGATCCTACGCAGTCTGACCTGTTGGCAGGTAGTGCTAGAGATCGTCTTTATGTGTTCATAGGCAGACCCCAACCTTGGGATAATGAGAATGCACCTCCAGACCCAGTAGATTCATTCCAAGAATTTGCGGATGACTATTCGGACATGATCTCCTTGAAGAGAGTGTTAGCAAATGACACTATTCAGGTTATCAGGCGTACCGACTGGATTCCCCCAGAGCAAACAACTGGTGGATTGGGTTATGTTTATGATATGTATCGCCATGATTACTCCTCGACTAAAACTGCATCATCGGGTGCGACTAAACTTTACGACGCTGACTTCTACGTTGTTAACTCGTCCTATCAAACCTATAAGTGCATTTACAACGGGACATCTCCTTCTGATCCTAACGGTAAACCTTCTACTGTTGAGCCCACTGGGACATCAACATCTATCATCACGACTGCTGATGGCTACCGTTGGAAGTATATGTATACGATCCCTGTTGGTCAAGTCTTAAAATTCTTCTCCAACGAGTATATGCCTGTGCTTGAGGATACTGCTGTTGTAGCAGATGCTATTGGTGGAGAGATTGATACTATTATCATTGGATCATCTGGTAGTGGTTATAATAATGGTACATATGAAAACGTCCCTATTAAAGGAGACGGTGTAGGTGGTAGAGTCTCACTTGTTGTAGATGGTGGTAGAATTGCTTCTGCTACTGTGACATCTGGTGGATCTGGATACACCTTTGGTAAAGTAATTATTGATGAAGTCAACGGTATTGGTGCTGGAACAGGTACTGGTGGTAGCGTTGAAGTTGTAATACCTCCATCGATGGGACATGGTGCATCACCAGCAACTGAGTTGGGTGGTTTCCGTGTGATGATCAACACAAAGTTCACCTACGATGAAGGATCTGGTGACTTCCCAACTGATAACGACTACCGTCGTATTGGTTTGGTAATTAATCCTAACAAGTTTGGTACTCAAGAGTTAACCTCAGATTTAACATTGAGTGCAACAAAAGCGTCTATCTTTGCACCTACGTTTACTGGTAACTTCCAAACAGATGAGATTATCACACAATCTCGTACTGTAGGTGGACAGCAGGTAACAGCAAGAGGACGTGTCATATCATGGAATAGTACTACTAAGGTACTTAAATATTATCAGAATAGAGTTGATGGTATCTTCCCTGAATTTACTGGTAACCTAATCGAGTTTGAAGGTGGTAACCCCATAGTAGGTGCAACCTCTGGTGCATCTGCTGACCCAGATATTAACTTCCCAATTGTTTCAGGATCCTCCACGAGGGTTATAAACAACGCAGAATATGATCTAGGTATGGCGTTCACTAATGGTTATGCAAAAGCAGAAGTAGATCCTAACTCAGGTGACGTTATCTACATAGATAACAGAGGAGCAATCACTCGTGCTGGTGACCAGATAGAGGATATCAAAATCGTAATCGAGTTCTAATTCAATGCCACAGAATACTAATCTAAATATTAGTCCTTATTTTGACGATTTCGATAAGGATAAAAACTTTTACAGAGTCCTATTCCGACCAGGATATCCGATTCAAGCAAGAGAACTCACGACTATGCAGTCGATTCTCCAGAATCAGATGGAGTCGATTGGACAGCACTTCTTTAGAGAAGGTGCTATGGTTATACCTGGTCAGGTTGGTTATGACCTACAGGTTCAAGCAGTCGTAGTCCAACAGTCTTTCTTAGGAGTAGATGTTGAGACATATCGTACCCAGATAAATGGACAAATTATCGAGGGTATTACAACAGGTATTAAAGCAAAAGTATTATATTCAATCCCCTCTACGGAGTCTACGAAGGGATATATTACATTGTACGTTAAGTATGTTGAGTCAGGTGATACTGTAAGTGGCACTGGTATCAAGACTTTTCAACCCAACGAGCAATTATTGGCCGAAAATGAAATCACCTTCGGTACAACATTGATTGAGGTTGGATCTCCCTTCGCTCAATTACTTCCAACAGATGCAACAGCAGTTGCTTCTACTGCATATATTAATGCAGGTGTATACTTTATCCGAGGACATTTCGTTGATATTCCATCATCATATCTCATCCTTGACCAATACTCTAACAATCCCTCATATAGAGTTGGATTGGAAGTATCAGAGTCAATTGTTACGCCAGAAGATGATCCGTCTCTTAATGACAACGCAGCTGGCACATCGAACTATTCTGCTCCAGGTGGTCACAGATTTAGAATTAAAACTTCTCTCACTAAGAAGCCTATCGCAGACGAGACAGATAAAAACTTCATTGAATTACTGCGTATTAACAACTCAAAGGTTGAACAGTTTGTTACTCACACAGCATATTCAGAACTTGAAAGATCTCTCGCAAGAAGAACCTTTGAAGAAAGTGGAGACTATGTAATTGACACCTTTACTGTTAAAGCAAGAGAAACTCTTGATGACGGATTTAATAATGGTGTTTATAGAGTAGGAGAAACAACACAGTCAGGTAATTTAGCATCAGATGATCTATTAACATATGAGATTAGCCCAGGTAGAGCATATGTTAAGGGTTATAGGACTGAGTTTTTAGTACCACAATATGTGGATGCTCCTAAACCAAGAGACTTTGCATCGGTAAATAACGCCATCTTAGCATTCCGTTTAGGACAGATGGTAAAAGTTTATGATGTATATGGATGGCCCGAGCTAACTGGTGAGGGTGTATCACAAGCATATCAAACACTTGAGTTGTACGATGAGTGGACTTTAAATACCACTAATACTGTTACTGGTAGAAAGATTGGTAGAGCACGTACTGTCCAACTTCAGGAATCTTCTGTAACAGGAGTATGGGAACTATGGATAATGGATCCCACTATGTTTACTGCCATCAACTTTGCAGCTGGTAATAACTCTGTAGCAGTCGGTGATGTGCTAGTAGGAAGGACTTCTAGGGCAAGAGGATACGTTGGTGACGAAGGATCTGCACCAGGTTCAACAGACTGTATGCTTGAGCAAGTCTCAGGTGCCTTCATAAATGGCGAGGTTATCGAGCGTGATGGCCGAGTTGTTGGTACTCTAGAAGCAGCTCACACATATAACCTAACTGATACTAGAAAGTGTCTTGGTAGACAAAACTCTGCTGGATCAGGTACTGTAGTATTTGGTTGTAACTGGATGCTCAATGATGTAAGAGTTATTGAAGGTGCAACTGTTACTATCGACAGTGCTGGTAATGGTAGAATCGAAGGATTTAGAACTAAGTTTGCAGAAGACCTACGTCCAGGTGAAGTTATAACATCAACCAACACCTCTGATGAGGGTGAGAATACTCTTAGAATTATGAGAGTAGACCCTGGTGCTATTAATACTACAGCACAAAATGCTGCATCAGGTCAGTCATCATACATCTTTGATTACTTACAACAGCATGCACTAGTAGAGACAGGACTTAAGAAAGGTAGTGGAAATGCCGACGGTGAGGTAAACACACTGGCTAGAATGCGTCCTTTCATATTCCAGAAGGATTATCAGAATGGTGAATTATCAATTGACTGTCCTCGCACATCAATGAAGGCAATCTCTGATGAGTCATTCTTTGTATACAGGACATTTAATAATAAGACTGTTGTTTCTGGTGGTGTTACTGTTTCACTACCTGAATCCGAGCAGTTTGCAACACTAGATGACGAAAACTATATCTTAACTATCATTGCTGAATCAGGATCTGCATGGTCTGTTGGTGATAACCTTAACATTGATGCACTCAATGAATTAGGTACATTAACAGTTACCTTTGGTGCTGACAGACAGTCAGTTACTATTGATGGTCTAGCAAATGTTAACACAGTTAAGTTAACAGCATTGATATCTAAGAATATTGTATCGAAGAAGATTAAGACTGCTGCTAAGATGAGATGTCTTAATGTCCTTCGCACAAGAATTAATAATGACCAACCAAAATACGGTCTTGCCTATGGTAACTTGTATGGCACACGTATTGAGGATGAAGAGATCTCATTTGCATTGAATGATGTATACAATATACATGCTGTATATGAGTCTGAGAACGATAGTGATGCTACTCCACCATACCTAGTACTAACAGAATCAACCTTCTTTGACAACGGATCTGTTGTTATTGGTAAGACTTCTGGAGCACGTGGTAGGGTAATTCAATTCATTAACTCAACATTGAGATTGTATGTTGTGCAATTGAATGAGATCCCATTTGCTGCTGGTGAGACTATTGATGGCCAAGATGACGATGGGTTACCATTGAGTGCTATCATTGACGATGCAGAAGGATCTGTAACTAGAGGTAGTAAGGTTGTAACCACTCAGTATACATTAGAAGCAGGGCAGAAAGCACACTTCTATGACGTATCTAAGATTACAAGATACCCACAGTATACACCTCCAATTCGTAAACTGTTAATCATATTTGACTACTTCGTGCATGAATCATCTGGAGATTACTTCTCATCACAGTCATATACTGGTATTAACTATTCAGAAATTCCAACCTATAAACTAGATGGATCTATTAACTTCCTAAGAGACCAAGTTGATTTCCGTCCAGGTGTAGGTGAGTTAGCATCTAGAGATGGTACAGTATCTAATCCATTCTTAGTAGAATGTGCTTCACTAGACTTTGCTGCAAGAGCATTTGACACATCTGGTGGTGCAGGTGGATCTACTATCTTCGATATACCGAAGGTTAATACAGAGATTCGTATGGACTATTCATACTATCTCCCACGTGCAGATAAGTTATATCTAACACATGATAATCAACTTAAGATAACTCAAGGTGTATCATCTGAGGATCTTCCACCACCTGACGAGATCGATAATGCTATGTTATTAGCACAACTCGAGTACCGTCCATATGTTTATGATGTAGAAAGAGATATCATCATTAACCCTGAGATTATCCGTCGTTATACTATGAAGGATATTGGTGATCTTGAGACAAGACTAGAGCATGTAGAATATTATACTTCTCTATCTCTACTTGAAGTCCAAGCAGAAAACACCAAGACCTATGACGATAACGGATTTGACCGTCTCAAAAACGGTTACGTTGTTGATGACTTCACAGACCATAATGTCGGTGACGTACTTAACGTTGACTACAAGTGCTCCCTTGATTTCAAGGAGGGTCATCTAAGACCATCACACTTCACAACTAACGTTCCACTTATATTAAACACATCAGCTTCTACTAATATTGTTAAGACTCCTGGTAACATGGCACTCCTACCTTGGGAAGACCATGCAATCATTACACAACCATATGCATCTAGGACAGAGAATGTAAACCCATTCAACGTTTTCACATTCATTGGACGTGTTGACTTAACTCCTGCATCTGATGACTGGGTAGACACAAAGCGTATGCCAGCTAGGGTGGAGAATGTAGAAGGAGACTTCTCTGCTGTATCAAGAGATATGCAGGTTGATGGAGATGGATTTGCTCCTATTCAGTGGGGATCATGGAAGACTAACTGGACAGGTGAATCACTAATATCAACATCACAATTTAGAAATAGATCAGGATCATTCAGTGCAGGTGGTCGTAGACTCGGTAGATTGGGTCACGGACAAGGAAGACAGGCATTGTTTGTCCATGAAAGAAGGACTTGGAGGGTTGTTAACAACCAAGCAAGACAAGGTATCAGGACTAAAGTTGTACCCAAGATTGATAGAAAGTCTTTAGGTGACTTTACCTTATCTGAGACAGCGATTCCTTGGATTAGATCTCGTAACGTTGCATTCAACGTTGAGAGAATGAAGCCTAGAACAAGAGTCTATGCTTTCTTCGATGGTGTGAATGTATCTACTTACATCGTACCTAAAGTTATTGAGATAGTTAAGTCATCTACTGCTGATCCTAACACTAACGAGACACCTTTCGTTGTTGGAGAGACAGTTGTAGGACAGATTTCAGGATGTCGTTTGAAGGTTGCTCCTGCTAATGAGGGGTATACAACCGACCCATATGCTACTGGAACTACTGCATTAGCAGAGTCTTACGCATCTCAAACTCCATTCATTAACGTTGATACTGCCTCACTATCAGAGAGTGTTAACCCTAACTTCTACGGTAATATTAACGTCGGTGAGGTGCTATTAGGCCAGACTTCTGGTGCACGTGCAGTTGTTAAAGATCGTCGTCTATTAACTGATAACGTTGGTAGTCTAAAAGGTACATTCTTTATTCCTAACCCAGGTAATGATTCCAACCCACGTTGGGCAACTGGTACTAGGACATTTAGATTTACTACATCAAGTACTAATGCTAAGGGTGGTAGTAGTGTAGATTCATCTGCTGAAACTACTTACACTGCTGCTGGTCAGTTGAAGACAGTTAGAGAAACTATTCTTGCTGTAAGAAATGCTGAGTTAGTTAGAGACACAGTTTCTGATACTAGGACAGTTACTACAACAAGGACTGAGACTAGACAGATTGGTTGGTATGACCCTCTTGCTCAATCATTCATATGTGATGAGGAAGGTGGTGTATTCCTAACTGGTGTTGATATATTCTTCAAGACTAAGGATGCTAACATTCCTATCTCTATGCAGATAAGGACAATGGAAAATGGTTATCCTACTAAGGATATTCTTCCATTCTCTGATGTAACTATTAACCCATCAGCTGTTGAATTATCTGACAACGCTGCTATCCCATCAAGATTTACATTCAGATCTCCTGTATACATTAAGCAATCTATTGAATACTGTTTCGTGTTACTGTCTGACTCTAATGAGTATACAGTATGGATATCACGAATGGGTGATATAGATGTCACAGGAACAAGGACTATATCTGAGCAACCCTATGCAGGTGTGTTATTCAAATCACAAAACGCATCTACATGGACAGCAGACCAGTATGAGGACATGAAGTTTACTGTCTATCGTGCTAACTTTACTAGCATGACTGGTACTGCAATGATGAATAACGCTGAGTTAGGACGTGGTAATGGTGGTACCAAAAATCTCATAGAGAATCCAATACTAACACTGAAACCGACACAACAACTAACTTTGCCCAGTGGTAATAACTACAACTTTACTATCGGTGCGAGAATAGTTCAGCAACCATCTGGTGCTTCAGCAACTATTAAAGAGTTTGATGCTGTATCAGATCCTGAGAAGATTACAATCACTGATATAGATGGTACGTTTGCCGCAGGTTTTTTAGATGCTAATAACGATCCATTCCAAGGAATAAGATCATCTCAGTCAGTTGTAGTCTTTGAATTATCAGCAATATACAATGGTGTATTCGCTGAAGGTGATGCATTAAGTGGATCAACTTCATCAGCAAATGCTACAGTTACAGCATACTATGCTGTCGGTGCTACACTCCCTGGTGGAGGTACAGCATCTGCTATCACAGTCTATGCAAATTATGTTTCTAAACAGTTTGACTTAAGTGATACTATATCAGAAGCTGGAGGCACAAGTGCTACTCTAACGAGTGCCACATATAGTGGTGACTCATATGTAGCATACCCAACTGCTTCACCATCATTCCCTGCGGATGATAAAGAAGTATTGGTATACCACAGAAACCACGGTATGCATCAAAGGACTAACAACGTAGAGGTATCAGGTATTATATCTGAAGTACCAGATACAACACTAACAACTACTCTTGCTGCTGGTGCTACTACTATTCAGTTATCTGATGCAAGTCAATTCCACTCACTCATTGGTGGTGCTGCAATTAGTAACTTAAATCCAGGATATCTTAAGATCGACGATGAAATTATACAATATTCTGCCATTGCATCTGATGGTAAATCTATCACAGTTGCAACAAGTGGACGTGGTGCTAGTAGCACTGCTGACGTTGAGCATGGATCTGGATCTATAGTTCAATGTTATAACCTAGACGGTATTCCTCTCATTGAGTTGAATAAAGTCCATACTTCAATATCATGTCCTTGGTTAGATACCTATATGTTACACATAGATCATGTGGCAACTAATGGTATTCGTGGTGGAGGTACAGATGTCTGGGCATCTCAGAACGTCCAGTTTGAATCTCTAACACCTACTGTCTCAACGATGGTATTACCAGAGACAAGTATTACTGCTCGTGTTAATACTACTACTGCTACATCAATAGGTAATGGATCAACTGTTGTTGACCAGAACTCATTCATTAACAGTGGTCAATATCTTGATGTTGTATTGAATCAACTCAATCAATTTGAGCAACCTCAAATGGTTTGCTCTAAGATAAATGAGCAAAACAAATTAGACGGTAATAAGTCCTTTAACATGGCACTCGTCTTAACTACAGAAAAAGAGACTCTATCTCCATGTATTGACTTAGATAGACTCTCGTTGATTACTACCTCAAATAGAGTCAACTACTGGCCTGGTGGTCCTGAACCATACGGTCAGCAGAATAATATAGATACGACACAAGATGTATCTACATTACCTCAAGGTGATCAGAATGATGCTGTTTATATAACACGTCTCGCTCGCCTCGGTTCTGAGGCTAGATCTCTGAAGATAGATTTCCAGACTACTAGACATCCTTCTACAGAGATTAGATTATACTATAAGGCATTTAAGACTGGAGACAACACAGATCCTGCTACTATTGGTTGGACTTATGTTGGCGATCCATTACAAAGTGCCAATGCTGTTGATTATGATACCACTCCAACAGATGAATATCTTTGGAAGGACTATCCTTATGAAGTCCGTGGGTTAAGTTTTAATGCTTTCCAGATTAAGATCGTTATGCGATCCAAGAATCAGGCACGAGTTCCTTTAATCGCAGATCTACGTGCTATAGCGTTAGCTACATAGAGTATTGATCCCAACCCTTACATGGTTGAGTATAATTAATTATTATTCTTTTGTCAAGTATGCAAGAACCCGAAGATCATATCCAGGTTTTCAAACCTGACCTAATCCCAGTTGACAACAGGGATGGATGGTATCGAGATCCTGCATCTAATGCAGTTGTGAATTGTAACAAATCACAATATGATCAATATATGGCATCATATAACAAACGTGAAAAAAAGGAGAAGCAATTCACCTCTTTACAAACCGACGTTGATGCATTAAAATCAGATATAAGTGACATGAAAAACATGCTTTTAAAATTTTTGGAGAAAAACAATGCCAGTTGATGTGACAGAAACAAAAACCCCAGGTGAACTTACAGCAGAATTTAAACAACGTTATTCAGATCTTATTAACGAGAATCAGTCTCTTGCTAAAAAGATTAAAGATAATGAGCAGACTGCTCTCAAATTACTCGGTGCCATTGAGACACTAGAGTATCTTAATCCTCCAGTTGAAGAGGAAAAAGTTGAAGAGGCACCTGCGGACGCATAAATAAACCAGTAAGACTGTGCTCTGAAGGATCCCTTTAAGTAAATGGCAAATAGACTACAACTAAGACGTGATGGTGCACAGCAGTGGGCTAACGTCAATCCAATCTTAGCTCAAGGTGAGTTGGGTATCGAAATAGATACCTCCCGACTGAAAGTAGGAGATGGTGTGACCGCTTGGAACTCTCTTAAATATGAGAGACCAATCGAAACTGAATCTAATACTGCAAACACCCTAGTTAAGAGAGATGCCGACGGTAACTTTGAAGCAGGTGCCATTACTGCATCACTTGTTGGTAACTCTGCTACTGCAACTAGATTAGCAAACGCTCGAAATATTGCTCTTGGTGGTGATATGTCGGGTAGTGGTACGTTCGATGGATCCTCGAACCTAACTATCACTGCTGAGTTGAACTATGTTCCAACTCTTCCTCATTATGATTCCAATGACCTAGGTGCAACAGGTTCATACAGTCAGGTAACAATTGACTCTCGTGGTCGTATTGTTGATGCTGATAATCCAACAACCTTGGCTGCATATGGAATTGCTGACGCACAACCATTAGACAGTGATCTAACTGCGTTGGCAAACATGACTACCTTTGGTATTCTGTCTAGACAGTCAGAAGGTACCATTGTTAGTAGAAGTATTACTGGTGGATCTAACCGTATTATTGTACAAAATGGTACTGGTCAGACTAACAATCCATTCATTGACCTCGCTGATACAACAGTTGTTGTCGGTACTTACAACCCTGTAGGTAACGCAGACACACCTCTTTTATCTGCAACGACAGGTGATGAGACAGTCAACACTACAAACTTTACAGTAGATAGATATGGTCGTCTGACATATGCTCAGACCTCTGCTATTGCTACTGCAAAGCAAGGTAGTCTTGATCCAGTATTTGATAATGCTGCTACTTATAGCAGATACGACAAAGTTAAAAACTCAACGGATAAACTTTATGAAGCAATTGCCGACGTATCGGCTGGTGGCGGGGAGCCTTCTCATACAGATACATCTGACACTAATGGGTGGAGATATCTTGGTACTGCATTAGCACCTCAAAAGGGTGTTGCATCTTTTGACCAAGAAGACTTTGATGTAACTCTATGGGATAATGGTAATGCTATAGAAGGTGGTTTTGTTAGTATCGCACAGAGAGGTGTAGATAATCTTCAACTACAAAACAACCGTGTCTCTTTTGCAGATGGTAACACAAAAGAAGACTTTGAATTAGACCAGGAGTTGACTGCTACTACTGGTTATAGAGGTTTCAATTATTTAAACTATGTTAAAGTCAACGATACTTCAGGCAATCTTCTCTTCGGTGCTAATAACACTGGTGATGGTGGTGCTGGTGAAGTTGATATTAATGTAAAAACATTATTCAGTGATCCAGATTTCATACTTGATGGTGATGTAACTCAGGATATTGAGAAGACTGGTGAAGGTAGTTTCTGGATAAAGAATACACAAGACTCAGATTCTAATCAAAACCTTAACATCCAGATGACCAATGCTGGTACTGGTGAAGCAAGGATTGCGATTTCTGCTGATGACGGTATTACACTTCATGCTACTGATGCCACAGGTGGTTATCAGCATGGTCGTGTATGTTTTGAAAACTTCCATAGTAAGCAAAACGTATTAGCATGTGACCCTGTAGGTAACTTCATACTTGACCCTAATGATACTAATGATTCATCTTCAGGTGTTGTTGAAATTTGGGGTGACCTTTTAGTACAAGGTACAACTACTACAGTTAACAGTACCACATTGACTGTAGATGATCCAATTATTACATTAGGTGGAGATACTGCACCACAAGCAGCTGATTCACTTGATCGTGGTGTAGAATTCAGATATTACCAAGGATCTGCAAAGGTAGGATTCTTTGGTTGGGACTCAAGTTATGCAAACTCTAATATATGGACAGGCACTGGCGGCTATCGCTTTCTCGTCGATGCCACAAACTCGGCTGAAATCTTCTCTGGAACTGATGCTCCTGTCATTGCTGGTAACCTCGCTCTCACAACAAACACAGGATCTACCTCGACCACTACGGGGACTCTGGTAGTTACGGGTGGTTTTGGACTTAGTGAGAATGCACATATAGGTGGTGAAGTCACCATTGCAGGTCAGACAGAAATAAATGATACTGTATTAATTAAGTCTGATAACGAAGACTTTAAGATTCAGACTGCTGCTGGTGTAGATAAGTTTACTGTAGATACTGACACAGGTAACACAGTTATAGAAGGTACACTTGATATTCAGTTAGAAACTGAGATCACAGATAACCTTATTATTAAAGCAGACAATAAGAAATTTGATATTCAAACTGCTGCTGGTGTCAGTGTATTTGATGTAGATTCTGACAACGGTAATACACATACAGATGGTACTCTTGACGTAGATGCTGGAGTAACATTTAATAGCACATTAGATGTTGATGGTAAGACAACTCTTAATGATGAGTTGGATGTTGATTTAGATGCAGTATTCCATGATGATATAACTCTTGATACCAATGGTAAATTCTTTACTATTACCAATGGATCAACACAGACATTTAAAGTTACAAGTGCATCTGGTAATACAGATATTGAAGGCACATTAAATAACCTTGGTCTAGCAACATTTGAGACTACTACTAACATAGCAGTTGATACTACTGCTGATGATGCTATCACCAAGACTGGAGAAGGTGCAGTAGATATAGACGGTGGTCTTAACGTAGATGTAGACGCACGTGTTGGTGGAGATTTATATGTTTCTGATCGTATTGTAGTTAAGGATGCTGGCACTGCTCGCACACGTCCTTCTCTACTTAATAACTTAGATGTATTGTATCGCACCTACTTAGGTGGTGGTGCAGCACATAATGCAGACTTCGCTAACGATGCTGATGCTCAGTTAAGAGTTGCAGGTGGTGTAGGTATTGTCCAAGATTTACATGTAGGAGATGACTTCTATATTGGTAAGGTTGGCACTAACGATAACGTAGAATTCTCTGTCTTAGGTGAATCAGGATTCACAACTATAGGACGTGCAGGACAAGGTAATGCTACTGATGGTGCTATCATAGTCCACGGTAATGCAACATTCAATCGTGAAGTTAATATTACTGGGGCACTAACAACTATTGGTGATGCTAATACTGATGTATTAACAGTCAATGCAGTATCACAATTTACTGATGATGTCACAGTTGACGGAAGTTTAACAGTCAACACCAACGCATTAATCGAAGGTAACCTCACAGTTAATGGTACTACAACCACAGTTAACAGCACTGTAGTTACTATAGATGACACTGTATTTACTCTTGGCGGGGACACTGCACCTGGTCAGTCAGATGCTAAAGATCGTGGTATTGAATTTAGATACTATGATAACTCTGCTAAGATTGGATTCTTTGGTTGGGATACTTCTGCTTCAAGATATGCTTTATATCATGCTGCAACTAATAACTCTGAAGCATTCTCTGGCACAAGATCAGGTTTAGATGCTGGTAGTTTAGCACTGTTTGATACTACCAATGCTTCTAACTCAGGTACAGGTACCTTAACAGTTGGTGGTGGTGCTGGTATTGGATTAAGTCTATTTGTCGGAGAGAATTTAGACGTATCTGGTAATGCTGTTGTAGATGGTAATGTAGACATCGTAGGTGATGTAGACATAACCGATGACTTTAGAATTAATAGTAATAAGTTTGTTGTTACTGCTAACACAGGTAATACAGAAGTCGCTGGTACTCTTACAGTTGATGGCAACACAACTATTGGTAACGCAGCTGGTGACTCTCACTCTGTAACTGGTGTTGTCCAGTTTAACCAAGCGATTACTTCCACAGATATTACTGCTGATAATATTCAGATCGGTGTATCTGGTGCAACAGAAATTGATACAACCTCTGGAAATCTAGTCTTAGATTCAGCAGGTGGCACAGTAAACGTTACAGATGATTTAGATGTTGATAATAATCTTAATGTCGATGGGAATACCAAGGTTGATGGTACCCTTACCGTTGATGGTAATACTACTATCGGTAATGCTTCTGGCGACAGTCACAGTGTTACAGGTACAATACAATTCAATCAAGCAATCACTTCCACTGATATCACAGCTGATGCTGTTACTATCGGTGTGGACTCTGATTCTGAAATTAGCACAACTACTGGAAATAACCTTATCCTCGACTCCGCAACTGGAGAGACTCAAGTCGATGATAATCTCACAGTCACTGGTACTTTAGATGTAAATGGTAACACCACTATTGGTAATGCTAATACTGATGCTCATGCATTTGTAGGTACAGTCCAGTTTAATCAGGCAGTTACATCTACTGACATCACTGCTGATAACATTCAGATTGGTGTATCAGGTGCTTCTGAAATTGACACCTCTTCTGGTAACTTAACTCTTGACTCTTCTACTGGTGAGACAGTTATAGATGACAACACCACTATTAATGGTACTCTTGACGTAGATAACTTAACTACTATTACAGATGGTTTAACAGTTAAGGCAGATAACAAGTTAGTTGTTATTCAGAATGCTGCTGGTCTAACTAAGTTTGAAGTTGATACTGATAACGGTAACACAGATATACAAGGCACTGTAAACATAGAGGGTGCTACAACTGTTGATGATACTCTTAATGTTACTCAAGCAGCTGACTTTGATTCTACACTTAATGTAGATGGTAACCTTACCACTAGAGCATCATTTAATTTACAGGCAGATAACGAAGAATTTAAAGTCCAGACTAATGCTGGAGTAGATAAGTTTGTAATAGACTCAGACAATGGTAACACGGATATTCAAGGAACACTGGATGTTAATGGAGCTACTAATGTTACTAACACTGTTGGTATCACTGGTGTTACCTCCGTTACTAATGCTACTAATCCTGCTAACCTAATTGACACTGCTGCGTTTAACGTAACAGGTGGTGCAATAATTGCTAAGGATGTCTTCTTCGGTGAAGACTTCTATATGGGACCAAATAATGCTCCTACGATTTCTATCGTTGGATCATCTGGTAACACTCTCATTGGAGGAACACTGGGAGTAACAGGTACAACAACTCTAACGACTGCTGATGTTAACACACTTAACCTTACGTCTAATGCTAATATCACTGGATCTATTATCGTTAACACTAGCAAGTTTATTGTTGCTGGTGCTACTGGTAATACCACAATAGATGGCACCTTAGATGTCGCTGGCACTACTGTCATTGATGACACTCTTAATGTCACACAGAATGTAGACTTCGATTCTGATCTTAATGTAGATGGTAATCAGCAACTAGATGGCACACTTACTGTTAACTCTACTTCACTATTAAAAGACAGTGTTGTATTGCGTGGTGGATCTAAGACACTTAAGTTACAGAATGGATCTAGCACTGACAAGATTACATTGCATTCCACATCTGGTAATGCAGAGATTACTGGTACCTCAACTCTTGGTACTCTTGACGTAACAAACAACACCACCATAGGTGGCACACTTGGTGTAACAGGGCAGATC